CCGATGATACCGATTTTTGCTCCGTAGAAGAACGATAGGTAGATGTCCTTCAGAATCTGTTTCTGGTTTTGTGGGATAATCTTAGATACGCCCACCATTGAGAAGATGATCTTCTTGTCTATATCAGCCATAACCTTTTGATATTTATAATGTTGTGGTTGTTTGATAATTAACTCGCTTGCATATTGCTTGCATTCCTACTTCTTTGCAAGCAAATCCATTAGCTGCTTGATTTGGGCATCCTTCTGTGCGAGCTGCTCACGGAGTAGCCTGTTTTCTCGCTCTAGTGCGTTCTCACTACCGCCAAGGATATTTGATGCCTTGCTGAAGGCTGAATCTTCTGATGCGCTCATGGCATCCTGCACATCTTTCTCAACCTTGCTACCGATGTTGATGTCACCACCTATACTATATGCAGTTCTAACAAAGATGTTGCCTGTGCCGTTTTCAAGCCACTCACGACTAACTCCGAGTTTATTGCTTATCTTATATAGGTCTTTTCTTGTTATTCCATACTCGCCCTTTAGCTTCTTGCGGAAGTTGCCAGGGTCAATATCAACTTTCTTTGCGAATGCGTTGGCACTATCACCACTATCATTCATAAGGGTCTTTATCCGCCCAATTAACTCTAAATTACTCTCCATAGTTGCAAATACGTAACTAAATCACACGAATAATGTTAACAAATATTTAAATCACACGATTTTACCCGAAAATATTTGGTGATTTCGGGTAATTGTAGTACCTTTGCAACCGTCAATCAGTTAGTGATACTGAAAGACGAAAGCAAGGTGGAATGAGTGCAAGACCCATCCTAAACGTTTGACACCGCAAAGATACGTGTTTTACCTCGTTTCACCAAGTTTTTTTAGTTAATAATTTGAAACGAGTTAGAAATAATTAGTAAATGAAAGCGAATAAGGTTACTGCCGAAGATGTTAAGAATATCGGTGTAGGCGGTCAGTTAGTAGTTGAATTGCCAAACTATCTCGCTTGTGTTGCAGCAAAGGGGGCTGTTACTTACGTAAAGAAAGCCTATCCAAGGAATGATGGAAATGTGTATTACACTTTCCTTAAAGGCAACACAATTACAATTGGTCTTACAGACCCTCATACAAGAGATATTATTCTTGGTGAGAATGTTAGGTACCGAAAGCGAGTGAAGGTTGAGTAAAGTAATTAATAATGTATAGGATGTTGAAGAAATGAATGAAATTGTCTTTCGTGGTGCAAACGACCAAGCCATGACGAGTAGCTTGTTGGTGGCTAAAGAGTTTGGAAAGGCTCACGCAAAAGTAATGCGTGATATTGAAAACTTAAATTGCTCAGATGAATTTCGACTTGCCAATTTTGGCGACTCCTCTTTCAAGAATGAGCAAGGTAGGAAATTTCCAATGTTTACCATGACTAAAGATGGATTCTCTTTCTTGGTTATGGGTTACACAGGAAAGAAAGCTGCTCGGTTTAAGGAGGCATATATAAATGCATTCAATAAGATGGAGTCAGAGATACGCTCGTCCATTAAACCAAAATCGCAGCTTGAAATTCTTCAAATGTCAATCAATCAACTCGTAGAACAGGAACGTCGTTTATCGAGTGTTGAACGTGATATTGCAGAAACGAAGAAGGAGATTGCGGAAATGAAGCAAGAACGTATTGAAAACGGAAAATTGCTTCTTGAAGCTGATGTTTCTGGAAATAAAGTTCCTGAAATCTCTATGCGTAACAAGATTCGCAGATTAGTTAATCAATATGCTGCTGCAACAAACACGTCTCAGAGAGATATTTGGCATGACATTTATCAGAATCTCTATTATGCTTACAACATAAGCATAAATAGCTACAAGGAGAAAAAGTCGCAAAGCAATCTTGATATTGCTGAAAAGCACGGATTCCTTGGGAAGATGTTTGATATTGTGTCAAAAATGGTGAAATCTATAAATAATGGAGATTAGCCTATGACACCGAAGAAGAAAGTAGTGGTCGAAAAGATTGCTAAGAAATGGCTGTCAACTGATGAAGCTGCATCATACATAGGTATGGGAAAGTCGTTCATAGTTGAGTTGAGAAAGAGCGGAAAGCTACCACACTGCATGATAGGTCATTCTGCATTCTTCCTCGCAAGCGATATAGATAATCTGCTTGAAAGCCATCGTATATATTAGAGTTCTTTTAATATCACCAAGTGTGGTGGATGGGCAAGTTTTTAACTATTTCTTTTATATGCTCGCCCAATATGGTTTCATAGCTCAGATGGTTAGAGCGGTCGGCTGTTAACCGATAGGTCGTAGGTTCGAATCCTGCTGAAACCGCAATTCTTTTAGAATCAGATTATCACTACAAGTGATGAAACTGAAAGCTAGAGAAGAGTTCTTTGACATATTAAATGCACAGAATAGTATGCGCATATAAGAAGGTAGTAAAGGAGCGGCACTGGCACGCGGTGAGATTACGAAAGGGTATGCGATATACGTAAGACTAGTAATTCTGTTATTGATGAAATTATCACTGATGAACTACCACGGAAATGATATTGGCATCCAGTCAAGCGAGAAGAATTGTCGTGGAAAGCAAAGGATAATGATAATTCAGAAATAGCAGTCTAGCCAACTCTGAACAGAGTTGAGTCAAAGAATGAGACTTAAACACTACTTTAAAGTAGAGATTACTTCTCAATACTTTAATTAAATAACAACAAAGAGATATTTAGTGTAAACGGAAGCACGTCATACAACTTGAAGATACCGTTCTTATCGTATGGAAATGTTGGTTCGAATCCGACAATATCTCCAAAGTTCTAAATGTTTTTGCATAAATATTTTATTTGATTACTTGTTTGTTTATATTTTAATTAACAAAATTTGAATTTGAATTTGACAATGATGGCAATGCAGTCTGTCTGTGAAGATAGGCTGCACAAATCGCAGGTTGGAGCAGTGGTAGCTCGCTAGGTTCATGTCCTAGAGGTCGCAGGTTCGAATCCTGCACTCTGCAACACTCATTTTTTTGGTTATAAGGTTATAAGGTAAAGTTAATTAGTTTTCTAAATTTTAGCATCAAGTTCGTGAGAATATGATGCTTCATGGTTCTATGGTGTAATGGCAGCACAAGAGTTTTTGGTTCTCTTAGAGATTGTTCGATTCAGTCTGGAACTACTCAATACATTTTTTAATTATTAATTATCTTTCATACTTGTATGACAGCTTGTGAAAGTAGTTGTACTTTATTTGGAATCGACACTTTTTAAGTGTTTTGTTTTACTTAAATAATTTATTTTTTTTCTCAACTGCTTGGGATAAGTCGTTGAGTTTTGCCCTTAAAGCAATTAGGTAATGCGCTACATACGCATATTTAATGCTCCGACCAGTATGTAGAGAAGATGGCTCGATACCATCTAAGGGCGCATATAAGAAAATGATTAAATTTTAAAATTAGGCTGTTTTTCCTTGGCGGTCAGATTATTAAGTTAGTCTGCCGCCAAGGTTTTTACAAAAAAGAAAGATGAAAGTAATATATAGCATAAAGGTTCACAGAGACCACTTGAAAACGCTGCAAGGTCTGAAATGCTTGCAGTCTGTTGATGTCGGTGAAGATGGTAAGTCAATTACTTGTCAGTTCAAAGACAACAAGACTAGAGGTTGTCTGATTGCTCATACAAATGATTGGCTTGTTGAATTTGCGACAGGAGAATGGCAGAAGTTCGGTGATGCTGCTTACCAACAACTAGTTTGGAATCCGAGTAAAGTATCTAAAGAATATTAGCTATGGCTGCTGCTAGGGTTGTTCAACACAAGTACACATCGAAAGATGGTACTGAGTACGATAGTAAAGAAGAATATCTGTATCACCAAATTCTTCTTGCTGATAAACGAGTTTCTTGTATTCACAGACAAGTGAAACTCAGTATATTCAAATCCCTTTATATGCTTGTGCCGAAACAACTCAAAACAAAGGTTCGGTACGATAAAAGACTGATGGTTAGCGGTCATAGCTATAAACCAGACTTCATATTTTGGGAAGATAAAAAGTTGATTGTATGTGATGTGAAATCTAAGTACACTCATTCTCTCAGGGAGTTCAGAATAACTGCCAAGGGGTGTATCAATAAGATTGTTGCACACAACAAGAAACGTCATAATGGTGAGCCGTTTGTGGTTTTTCGTGAAGCTATCCATATCAAAAAGAATGAATGGAAGATAATCGACTACCCACCTGACGGAAATAGTTATTTTGAGATTTAATTTCATTCATAATTTATTTAAAATTTATAGTTAGTTATGTAAACCGCCCCTATGCCGACTAAGGTTGTCGTAGAATAGGATGTGGAGTTGCTCTTTGGGCAAGAGTATGAATCGAAAACGCACCAAGAGGAAATAAAACCTCTCGTAAGTGTTTGGCATGCGGTGTGTCTTTAGAAACGTAGGAGACGAAGCATCCTTTTTTTTCAAAAACAGTTTAATATGAAACATACAGTTGATGATATTGAATTAAAGATAGAACCTGAGTTCAGAACGTTTCATAATAGAATAGGTGTATTTAATACACATTTTCAGAATTTCGGGCATTATAACATACCGAAAGCTCAACTAATTTTAGCTGACCCACCTTATAATCTCGGTGTTAATGCTTACGCAAGCAATCCGTCTTGGTACAAGGATGGAGATAACAAAAATGGTGAAAGTGAACTTGCTGGTGAGGAGTTTTTCGATACTGACAAAGATTTCCGTCCTGCCGAGTTTATGCACTTTTGCTCACAGATGTTACGACCAGAGCCAAAAGAAAAAGGTAAAGCACCTTGTATGATTATCTTTTGCGGTTGGGAGCAGCAATTCTATTATAAGGAATTAGGCGAGCGGTACGGATTCAAGGGTTGCATCCCTTTGGTGTTCAGAAAGAATTATTCTGCACAGGTCTTGAAAGCCAATATGAAGGTTGTTGGCAACTGTGAATATGGTCTGATACTCTATCGTGACAAGCTGCCTAAGTTTAATAATCACGGAGAAATGGTTATGAACTGTATGGAATTTCCGAGAGATTTAGGTATGCCACGTAGTCACCCGACACAAAAACCTATTCCACTTCTGAAAAAGCTGATAGGGTTATTTACAGACCCCGATGATGTCGTTATCGACCCAACAGCAGGTAGTTGCAGTAGTATTGTTTCAGCAGCATCAATGCAGAGAAAGGCTTATGGCTTTGAAATCAAGAAACAAATCTATTCACAAGGTGTAGATAATGTAAAGAGATACATAAGTAATGATATGTTTGAGGTATCTCCGCAGCTTGAAAAGCGAAAGCGATATACACAAGCAAGTTTATTTTGATTTACCATCATGATAGAATTGAATAAGATATACAATGAGGATTGCCTAGTGGGAATGAAAAGGATTCCTGACGAAAGTGTGGATTGCATTATATGTGATTTGCCGTATGGCACGACCAAGAATGCATGGGATAGCGTTATCCCTCTTAATGACCTTTGGACTCATTATAACAGAATAATCAAAGAAAACGGTGCGATAATTTTGTTTTCTCAAATGCCTTTTACTGCCGTGCTCGTCTGTAGCAACTTGAATGATTTTAAGTACGAAATTGTATGGCAAAAAGAAAATGCTACTGGATTCTTAAATAGTAATTTTGCTCCTATGAAGATTCATGAAAATATTTTGGTATTTTCTAAATCTAGTGCTTGTTTTGTAAAAGATAAGAATTTGGCGATGATATACAATCCTCAGATGATACATGGTTGCAAGCCTTATATAAGTAATAGGACTGGAATATCATCCACAAATTACGACTACAAACATTCCAAGCCAATTACAACCATCAACAATGGAGAACGTTTTCCAAACGATATTATATTTTTCAAACGAGATAAAGAGAAGATTCACCCTACACAGAAGCCAGTGGATTTAATTCGTTATCTCGTTAGGACTTATACCAATGTGGGGGGGTGCGTTCTTGATAACTGTATGGGAAGTGGCACAACAGCAATTGCGTGCATCAGGGAGAAGCGGAACTTCATCGGCTTTGAACTGAACAAAGAATATTACGACAAGGCTTGCAAGCGCATTCAGCTTGAAATGGCGCAGCCGAGCCTGTTTTGACTTATGGGTATATAACTTTTCATTTGCCCTTATATATATGCAATTCACGCAAATCGGTGTGGTGGAACTTGCGTGAGGTTCACTATGTAATAGTCTGAGCACTGCACCGATTATTCTTTGAAGTTAGTTTTCTTTCATAACCATGTAGCCCACACCGATGATAGTGTTCCTTGGGCAAGAACGATAATGGTGTACTGATAGAAATAGTGGTACTATTGAAATCTGGTAGTTACTATCATCGGTAACTGGAGATTGTGACCGTAGCGTATGGCAAAGTACGGAACATACAAGAAATTAGGAGGCAGAACCCACAAAAATAAAAAACTCTTATTATGACTGCTGACCGAAATCCAATGGGATGTTGCCAACCGATGAGGTTCGATTCCTCAAATCTCCACTTCTTTAGAATAGGTCAATGTTTAACGAGCCAAGGCAGTTCCGACCGACCATCGGGAAATAGTCAATACGATTCTTATAGGATTCATCACTTAAATTTTGCCAACTGCCGAGGCTCTTTTTTTACAAAGAGCAGGAGGTGTATAATGGCGAGATTAACGATTGAAGAATTAAAGAAAGACCCATTGACAAAAGGTGATTTTGAACGTATGAAAATTATGGGATTAGACCCAAATGAGCCTTGGGCGTTAGTTTGTAAGATATTGGATTTTTGTGACGATGGTTACTTTAATATGAGAGCTTTGAATCTGTTCTCCATATATGTAACTGGCTACTTCGATTGTTATCGTAGATTAAATTCTGAAAAGATAGAAAAGATTAAAAAAGCTTTTGGATAATGAAAGGTATGTTTTATATTAGCTATCTTGTTGTTATGCTTGTTCTTGTTCTTGCTGCTGAGATAATCAACTTCGCAAGCAAGGCAGTATGCGGCAAGAAAGCAATCAAATGTTTTGAGTTATGAGTATAATTTTGTTTGCGCTTGCTGCAACCGCTCTTATGTTTGCAGTCGTTGGCGCAATAGCGATGATGCTAGGTCTGGATAAAGAAGATTAGCAAAATGAGAAGTGAATCAAGGCGCAGTCAGCTCGACCACGAAAGATATATGAGAAATCGTGAAGAAAGACTGCAAAAGCAAAGAGAGTATTACAGAAATAATACTGAACTTTGCAAGGCTAGCGTAAAGCGATGCAAAAAGAAAAGAGTGGAAAGAGAAAGATTATTATTGTTTAATTAATTAAATATGTAGCTATTATGGCAAAAGACAAAATTAAGTTGGTTTTTGAGATTGACCGCTTTAAGGTTATCGGTTGTGTCGCACGTAATTGTGAGACCAAGGAAGAGTACGAGGAATTGGTGAAAATCATCAATAGTACTGATGAGGTTGTTCGTGATGACGCAGAAATTGAGAAGACAAATTGTGTACGGATTCTCGACCAGTTGTTGCACGACAACGAGAATTTGGCTCTTCGCAAACGTCTGGAGAGCGAAAAGGAAACACTCCACAATGGCGAAGGTGACGGTAATGGTGATGGTAACGTAAAGTGCATCGAAATCAAAGGCGAGGTTGCCAAGGACTTATTCGATAAGCTTGCGTCTTTGGTAGAAGAAGGAAAGGATGGTGAGTAATGAGGGTACGCACAGCATCTTGGTATGAGACAAAAATCAAGTACCAAAAAACAATGGAGGATGGCTCGGAAAAAGTAGTCAATGAGATTTATGTTGTTGATGCACTTTCTTGCACCGAGGCAGAAACATCTATCATTGATGAAATGAGCTGCTATATTAGCGGTGATTCTGCCGTTACAAGCGCAAAGAAAACCAACTATGGAGAGATTTTCTTCTCTGATTTAGATGATGATGATAAGTGGTACAAGGCAAAGTGCCAGTTTATCACTATTGATGAGAAATCCGCAAAAGAGAAGCGTTCTAACGTAACTTATCTGGTTCAGGCTAAGTCGTTGGCACGTGCTCTTCGATATGTTGATGAGGTGATGGGCAAGAATATGATTGATTACGACATTGTAGGTCTTAACGAAACTCATGTCTTCGATGTATTCGAACATCACGCTCCATCTTACGAAAACAAAGAGGAAAAGAATGAGTAGAATCGACAAACTTATAGCATCTATGCCGTCAAAAATGGCTAATGCTGTAATCCATCAACGCAAGTTACACGCTTGCTTGATGGAACTTACTGCAAACAAGTCAAGAGAAGTGGCGGCTAGAGCTATTTTTCTGAATTACCAAGATGGTGATGGCAGAAAGTTAGGTACAATTCCACATTATTACGAAAGACCTACAACTACTGGTTCGGTAATGGTGGAGACGTACTTTAGTTATATTGATAGAGTACATTAAATCTCAAAACTATGGCAAACAGTAAAATCGCAACTTTCTACAAAAGAAGCTGCCACGATTGTATATTTCTCCAAGTCTGCAAAGACCCTAATGCAAGCTACAATGGTGATTACGTTTGCAAAGATTGGGAATGGAAGTATCAGTGATTAATTTTTAAAGTTTTAACGTAAAATGAGTAATACACAAGTTGCGACACAACAAAACAATATGTCGCTCGGTGAGTTAATGCACTCACCTGCCGTAGTTGGAAAACTCAACGAGGTTTGGAATAGCCCACAAATGGCTAATAGCTTCATGAGTTCGGTTATCAGCGTGGCTAATGGAAATCCGCAGCTTAGAAATGCTGAACCTATGAGCATTATTGGTGCTGCTATGGTTGCAGCAACAATGCAGTTGCAGGTTATTCCTACGCTAGGTCAGTGCTATATTATTCCTTATGGAAAGAAAGCACAATTTCAAGTTGGTTACTTAGGATTGCTCCAACTTTGCCAACGAAGCGGTCAGTTTAAGAAAATCCTCGCTGCTCCTGTTCACGAAGGAGAATATGTGTCAGGTGATGAGTTCGATGAAGAGTATGTCTTCGACAAGAAACAAAAGAAGTCAGATAAGGTTATCGGTTATATGGCTAAGTTTGAACTTCTCAACGGATTCACAAAGGTTGCTTATTGGGATATTGACAAGGTGAAGGCTCATGCTACAAAGTTTAGCCAAGCTTTCAGAGCTGGATTCAATTCCCCTTGGAAGTCAGATTTCGATGCTATGGCTCAGAAGACGGTTCTCAAATCCATTTTGAAGTTTGCTCCTAAATCAATCGAAATGCAGAATGCGGTTACTTTCGACCAATCGGTTATCAATACCAATACTTCTGATGTTCAAGATTTGGATATTGATGCTTTTGCTCCAGAGTATGTTGATAACATCGAAAGCGAGAAGAAAGAGAATATTGCTGCAAAGGCTGCCGAAGCCGCCAAGGCTGATGCTGCCAAGAAGGAGGAACAGAAATGATTACCGACAATGTAGAACAACGGAGTTTGACGTGGTTCAGAAATAGGATAGGTCACATAACAGGTTCAAAGGTTGCTGACCTTATGAAGTCTGGGCGTAAGAAAGATGAAGTCTTCTCAGATACAGCCAAATCGTATTTATTTCAGATTGCAGGTGAACGTCTTTTCAATCCAGATTTCTTGAATGATGACGATATATTCCAAGATTACATCGACCAAGTTTCCGTAAACACAAAGGCAATGCAGTGGGGTGCTGATATGGAAGACCAAGCAAAGTCTTGCTTCTGTCAACTTCCACAAAACGAAGGAATAGAGATAGCAGATGTTTCTTCTTGCAAGCACGACACAATCCCTTACTTCGCGGCTTCACCTGATGGTGCAATCTATGGTCGTGATGGTGGAGATATTAAGATTATTGAGGTTAAATGTCCTAACATCAATACTTACATGAAGTATCGCACGCTTATCCACGATGCTGCATCGCTCAAAGAAGTTGAGCCTAAGTACTACTGGCAGATGATGGCAGAAATGAGCTGTACTGGTGCTACTAGCGGTATCTTCATTACATACTGCCCTTGGTTGTCTAAGCCTATTCATTGGGCTGAGATTGAGAGAAATGGAGACGATGTAAAGCTTATGGAAGCTAGAGTTATGTTGGCAAATGAGTTTATTGACGAAATTATTAATATGTAATAATGGAACTACAAGGAAAAATTATTGTGGTGTTACCTGAAAGAAGCGGAACATCACAAAGAGGTAATCAGTGGCGTAGCATTTCCTATGTGTTGGAGACGCAAGAGCAGTACCCTAAAAAACTGGCATTCGATGTTACAAACGACAAGATAGACCAACTTAACATTCAGCTTGGCGAGATTCTTACCGTTCAGTTCGATATTAATGCTAGAGAATATAATGGAAGATGGTTTAACTCGATTAACGCTTGGAACGTTATCCGTCAGACTCAGCAAGCTCCTGCACAAGGTGGCGGTTTTAGTGGCAATGTTCAGTCTGGCGCACAAGCAGCGCAACAAGCTATGGCAAGTTCTGCTAATGCTGCTGGCGTGGCAAACCCGACGAATCAGCAAAATCCATATCCACCAAGACAGCAGCCATCACAGCCACAAGGAGATAGTTCGGATTTGCCATTTTGATGAAAAGGTAGAGTTAATCAAACGAGCATTCAACGCTTATGTGGTTCAATCTGAAAAATGTGTTTGAACTTGAAAAGTTTAGAGAAAAAGTAACCGAATTGGAGAACAAATGTGCTATGGTAGAATTAAAAGAGAAGCGTGGGCGTTCATTAAATCAGAATGCCTACCTTCATTTACTTCTATCTGCCTTTGCGCTTCAATACGGCTACACTCTAGACGAAGTTAAGACACATTACTATAAGCTGGTAGTGAACAAAGATATATTTCTCAGAGAGGGGGTTGATAAATTCACAGGAGAATGCTATAAGTATCTTCGTTCTTCTGCCGACCTCACAAAAGACGAAATGAGCAAATCAATTTCTGATTTCAAATCGTATGCAAAAGAAGAAGCTGGATTTGATTTCCCTGATTCTGATGAATATATCGCACTACTGCATATTAAGCATGATATTCAGAAAAACGAGCAATACTTGCAGTAGTATTGTGTAACATACAATTTTTAATACAATGGATTCTTTTAAGATTAGCAAAGAACAATATTGTGATTTAATGAAACTTGATAGGACAAATGCCGTAAACTTGTTTGTTTATCTTCTAGCAAATGCAGACGATAACGGAACATTGATTGTTAGCATCCGCAAGATTTCGAGTGAACTATGTATTGGAGTGCAAACCGTAAGAACGTTGCTTAAACATTGGTATATAACACACATACTAACACACCAAGTAACACACCAAGGTAGCGTAATAACTATTTGTGATATAAAAAGTTACAAAGTTAGGAAACGTGCTGCTAACACATCAATTAACACACTTGCTAACACACAAAAAACTATCGAGGAACGAAAGAAAGATTTCGCAGAAAGTTTGAAACCTCACCTCGAAAAGTACGGAAAGGATATGTTGAATGATTTCTATCGGTACTGGACAGAAATAAATGATGGTGGAAAAAAGATGCGGTTTGAAATGGAGAAAGTGTTTCAAATTGCAAGCAGATTGGTTACGTGGAGCAATAACAATAAATATCATTATAAGAATACCAACAGTCTTCCTGTTGGTATGAATTTGCAGAATAGTAAAAATAAAGATTACACAAAAGGACTAGATAGATGGAACAAATAGATGGCGAATATTTCAAGAACCTTGTATCTCAGATGCGAGATACTGGTTATCCACAAGAAATTGACAGAGTACAAATAAGCATTCCTAATGCAGAGAAACGTTTGCGTGGCGGCTTGCAGTATGTTGTTAATATGAAGTCTGGATGTAATGCCGAATGGAACGAACACAATTACCGACCTGTTGTTGATTGGATGACAGACAACAAAGGTAAAGGTTTATTGATGTTCGGCGGTTGCGGATTAGGTAAGTCGGTAATCGGAATGTATATCCTTCCTATTCTTATTAAAGATGTACATAAAAAGGTGGTAAACATCTTTAGCGCACAAGAGTTGAATCAAAAGATTGACGAAATTCTAAAACTTCATATTATCTATATTGATGATATTGGTACAGAGGATAATCTTAACTCTTATGGCAACAAGCGTATGCCATTTGCTGAACTTTGTGACGCTGCTGAAAAGAAGGGGAAATTGCTTATCCTTACCACTAACCTCAGTATTGACGAGCTTACTCAGAGATATGGAGATAGAACTGTGGATAGACTGATAGCAACAACAAAAGCAGTTCCTTTTACAGGTGATTCTTTAAGAAAGTGATTATGGCAGACGTAAGTAAAATGGCAGAGGAATGGCTCAGAGAGCATCCTGACGCGACACCAAAAGAAATATGGTTAGCTGGTTATTGGAAATCTACCGATAACTGGTGCAACCGAACAAAGTAAATTCTAGAATTGAAAACGAATTAATATATAGATAAATATGAGTCATTTTTTAACATTGGTAATTGGCGATGAGCCAGAGAAACAACTCGCCAAGTATGATGAAAATCTAAAGCTGCCTATGCATTTATACATGACTAAAGAGCAGCTTATTAGCGAGAAACGTAAGGAGATTGAGAAATACAAAAAGAATTACTATGATGTGTTCCTACAAGATAAAGATGCATATCTTGTCAACTGTAGCAAGGAACATGCAGATTATATCGAGAACGAATTTCCAAAGCATCTTAACTGGACGGACGAACAGATGTACGAGGATGCCGTGAAATATTACCGTATGGATATAGATGATGGAAGCGAGAATATTGAGATACATGAGGACGGTAGTGTTTGGCGCACCTATAATAATGATGCTAAATGGGATTGGTATCAGATGGGTGGTAGATATGCAGGAAGACTTAAATTAAAGGACATATCAATGTATGCTCCATTGTTCTATCCTAAAGATGCAGCGTTCTATTCGAAAGAAGAGCTTGACTATCTCAAACAACTAAGGGCAGAAGGTCGTTGTGACCAAGCTCGCATTAAGGATATATCCAATGTAGAAGAAATATCAGCGTTCGCAGTTGTTAAGGATGGGAAATGGTATGAGCGTGGAAAAATGGGTTGGTTTGGCATAGTATCAGACGAAAAAGACAAAGATGCATGGAGCGAAGAAGTGAAACAACTTCTTGCATCACTTTCTCCTGACACTCTTCTAACGATGTATGATTGTCACATATAATCATTAATAAAAAATATCTCAAAATGACACAGAAAGAACGTATTGAGAACGCAACCACAAAACAAGCGGTAGTGTTCATAGGTATTTATTCTTGGGTTATCATAAGAAATATAGGAAGAGCAATCAATAAGGCAGTACACAAGCTGCCATGGTTGTTCATCGTGATAACGGTAGTAATATCATTCATTGTCAGCTTCGTCTTTATTTCTAAGGCTAGAGCAGAGCGAGATAGTTACAACCAGAAGTTAGTTCACGCAACACAGCAGCTTGATAGCTTCTATGCTGCATACGGAAACATTAAATCAAAGTAATATGGAAGGAATGGTAATCAATAATTTGCTCTCACAGCCAACAAATGAATGCGGGCTGCTGCAACAAGAACTTCTGAAATCGTTTGTTGAGGCTGAAAAACAAAAAGGTATTACAGAAAGCCTAATGAAAAGATTGGCATCCAAAAAGTTAGATGTAATATCAGATATGTATGAGAATGTACATGTTACCCATGATAAATTTGGAGGATGTTCATGTGATTTCGATATTGAAGTTATATGTGATGAAATCGTATTAACTCTAAAATATTACGTTTCTAAGATACATTTGGATGGGTTGTCTAAACACGACAGAATTGTTGCTAAACGTTACAATGAATATGTATATAGCTATAATTCTGCCAATAATGTATCGTCTGGTTTCGAGACTTTCCATCCACGTGGTGGTCTTACTGGCAGTTGCTGTTGGAGTTTCTCTATTGATGATATTCTAGAAAGAGATTTCTTGACTAAAGGTATTCGTGTTGGCAGTAAATCTGATAGTCCGTTTAACATTTTTCTCAAATAGTAGTATATGAAAAAGTACAAACATACAATAATGATGATTCTGTTTGCAATAGCAACAATTATCGCAGGTTACGGATTTCTCTGTTTCATGGTTGAACATATAGCACTCGCATTACTGATGATGTTCTGCATCTGTTGTGCGTTTGCTATTGAAAAGGATATGTAGTATGCAGACAAATTGGAATCCAAATAATTCGTGTGTACTCGCAGGTGTTCCTCTTGCAGTTCCATCGAAAGAACAGATAAGCAAACTCTACATGCTTTTCTATTCTATGGTAGGCGGCTTTGCAAAAATTGTCAAGTCTAACATAGATGAAACATTCAAACTAGTATCGGAAGATGAAAAGCTATTTAAGTTTGACGTAAAGAGAAGAATGACAGATGCGAAGGAATTTTCCGATGAATTGATTGACTTATTCAAAGAACGAATGAAAGCTGACGGCATGTCTGAGATATGGGATAAGCTTACTTTTATCATCAAGTTCAATCTACAAGATGATGTAAGGAAATGTTATTATGCGTTAGATAACCAATTTTCAAAGCATCATATTGAAAGACATAAGATGTACACAATGGTTGTTATGTCTGGAATATTGAGCGGAATGCTTGAATCTTCTGTTTCTGCATTTAGAAAGACAATGGATGAATATAATGGTTCTTGGGCAACCAATATTGCAGAATACTTTATTATCCCAATTAAGGGTGTTCATTCTCGTATGCGTAATGCCGTGGAAGCTATATATCCTGAATCTGTAGATAAGAAAGTGTTTTCAGAGTGCCCTGACAAACTCTCTCTCGGATTCGAAATCATCGGTAAAAAGGTGCTTGATTATAAACGCGCAGAAAAAGCACTTGCGAATGCTTGCATATTCAGTGGTCTTAATCTTGATATAAACGGAATTATCGTAGATGGAGAAGACGCACAAGATAATACTGGCACTACTTGGAATGAAGCTCAATTAAGGGCATTGAAAACAGGTTATTCAGACTCCTCTAACAAAGATATTGCTAGAATAGTTGGCAGAAGCGTTTACGCGGTCGCTAAACAAGCTAAGAAACTCGGATTGAAGAAATCTGAGGAGTATCTTAGAGAAACTAGAATAGCTAACTTAAAACGTAAGAAAAATGAAAAAGATTCCAACGCTGTACACAAAGAACAGTAAAGGTCGCTATCAGGAATATAAGATTCCTGACCTTGATATATCGAAGACGTTCTATCGAAAGATAAATGGAAAGTACGAGCCTGTTAGTATGCTCTCGTATAGTCCTCTAGAAGAGGGCGTATGGGTTGTCACTCGCGAAAGTTCGACAATCGAACATATCCGTGGTACTTACCTTCGTGAGTGCTTTCATCTTGACAAGGCTGCCGACATTGAGCGTTTTCCTCTGTCTAAGATGGGGCACATCAAAAAGGTTGCAGAACGTATCATTGATGAGCTGAGACTTGGTAATACAGACACTAGAGCTATGACAAATCACGAACTTGTCAATTTGGTTGTAGGGCTTGTTTATAAATACAACGAGGAGGTGTAACTATGAAAGATTTACCTATTGGGTCAGAAATAGTCTTAAAGGTGGTTGAGACAGAGAAACCTGATTGTACTGGTTGTTTCTTTGATGAGATTATAAGCTGTATCAATATAGACATGTGCAATCGAATCAAGTGCGCATCAAATGAGCGAAAAGACGGAAAGAATGTTCAATTCAAAAGAGTAAAGTGATATGGAAGTAAAGATTAATGTAGCAGAAATCTTGAAGAATAAACCAAGGGGTACTAAATTGTATTCTATGATTCATGGCAAATGTAGTTTTGAAGCAGTAACAGATGAAATTTTTAAAATAAACTTCTGTACTTCAAAATTTGGTTTAACACAATCTGGAGAATGTACCTTAATTAAATTTGGTAATATGTATGATGGCGGAGAATGTATTATCTTCCCATCTAAAGAAATGCGAGACTGGTCTAAGTTTCAATGGGAAAAAGGTGATGTACTGATAAGTAATGATGCTGGTACAGAAGTTATCTTTGATAAATGGTATGATGATACCTATACCAATTTCTATGGTAAGCATTACCTTAATAGTGAAGATAAAAATAATATTAAGTATAATGAAACTTTCCTTTGTACAACTGAAAGATATTCCCTTGAAGATAAGGATATTGCTCAGACTTACATCAAAACCATTGAGGAACACTTGGACGGCAAACTCAATCTTGAAACTTTGGAGATTGAAAAGCAGCTTGAGTTCAAGGATGGGGATATAGTGGTATATGGAAAATCAGTAGCAATATGCCGAAGGATTTATAAGCATACCCTTAGTTTCTATGTTTCTCTAACTGAAATGTTTGGATTATTGTTTGCCGATGAGGTGGAATCATCTGAAGAGTATAGATTTGCTACAGAAGAAGAGAAACAGCAGCTCTTTGATGCTCTCGTAAAGAAAGGCAAGGCTTGGGATGCTGAGAAGAAACAGATTGTGGATTTGAAACCAAAGTGCGAGCTTAAGCCATTCGATAAAGTATTGGGGCGAAATGAGAAAGATGGTGTATGGGAAGCTGACCTCTTTTCTCATTATAGAGAAGAATCACAATATCCTTTTCGGTGTATCGGATTTAGTCGTAAGTATTGTATACCTTACAACGAAGAGACAGCACATCTACTAGGAACGACTGATGATTGGGAAGGAGGTGAGTAATGATTAGAGACGATGTAAAGATAATTGTAACACCAACTGGTGTATCACTTGAAGAAGTCTTGACTAAAGAAGTAGTTAAGGCGCTCAATGAAGAAGCTTCCATCTATATGAATTATGAAATCCCAGAAGTAAAGCTTGGTGGCAATCCTCCTAGTGGCAAGGAAAGCCGTAGAACTAGAAGAATGTTAGAACTTAGAAAAAGAAAGGGTAGATTATGAATGATGAAAGCATAGATGTTAACATTAGTTTTATCAATACTGATAATTTCTCGGTATCTGTAAGGGATGGGTATATTTCAGTTATTGGTAGAATAACCAAGTCAGAGATGGAAAAATTTATAAAGGCTCAATATTTCGAGATTAAAGAGGTATTGGATAAAAATAGTAAGAAAGGAAGATAATTATGATAGACGATAAGAAAATAGAAGAAGCTGCTAATAAGCATATTGAGACAGAGTATGCTAGATACAATAGTGGCGAGGTTGAGGAAGAAATGATTTGTCTTAGGGGCAAAGATAGCTTCAAAGAAGGTGCTAAGTGGGCTATCAATGAGTTATTGAAGGACTTGTGGCATCCAAATACAGAAGAACCAGATAAGAGTAAGGGCGATATTATTACACTTGGTTTTGATAACGATGCTTATTTACAATTTAAAGAATCTATACTTTGGAATGAGGAATCTTGGAGACATTCGATTAGCAGATGCCAAATCATCAAGTGGGCTTATTTATCTGACATACTGCCAAAAGAAGGAGGTGAGCAATGATAGAACTTAAAGTTGGAGAAAAACTTGAATTTGTGAAACCATCTCTTCGCACAAAAATATGCGAGGTGTGTTATTACAATTCAGGAGATGGTTGCCCGAGGGGTCGTAGTATTCTTTGTGTACGTTCTTGGAGTGGTAGTCACTCGAATCATAATGATGCAATCTTTAAAGAAGTTGAGGAGTAAAGCGGTATGAGCAGAAAATTAATGAATTTGGCTTTGATGTATACTGCTATCACTGCTTATGCTAGTGAGTATCCGTTTGGAAGCCCAAGTCCTAGACTTGATACACCGAATGGCAACATTCCTTCCGACAAGCAGAAGTGCCAGCCAAAGGCACAGCATGAGTTCACCATCAAGGGTGTTAAGATTATGGCAGCTTCTAAGAAGGATGCTATAAAAAAGTTTAATCATCGTAAAAAATAAAGAGATATGTTATACGAAGCAAAACAAGGTACAAAGGCTTATAAATACATTAAGAGTATTCTCGATGCAGAATTTGAAGAGCATCAAGCCTACATGAAAAGAGTAGAAGAAGCCGTAGGTTTCAAATTTGAAAAATATCAGGGCTATCAGCCTAACAGAACTCTCACAAGAGTGTACGAGATTACCGCTATATGGGTTCCTTCTGAGTGTTACGATACGTTAGATAAGAAGGTGTGGAAGAAGATAGACGGTGTAAAATTGGAGGACGGTTACTATATAGCTATTGCGCCTAACAAGCGTAGTAAGCAAGGTAAGGCAATAGCAGCAGTACTTACATCATATAAATCCTTTACTCATCATTTCCAGATATTGAAGGAACTGAATATCGAAGTTCCGTACGTCAGCCGATTCTCCATCACCCAGCTTTTACGTCACAAAGACCGCATTTTCGTTTACTTCGATAATAGTATTAGAGCTGAAAAGCAAAATCCAGACTTCGTGGAAATCACGATAGGTGAATATGAAGATTTCGTTAATAAAAAGGACTAAGCTATGGATAAACTAGAATACATTCCAGGAGATTTGGTGATGACAAATGGAGTACCACTAGGTACAGCACAGAATGTCGTTTACAGAGTAACATCATCTGACCCATCAAAGACTTTGAAGTTAGACGATGGAACGGTTCTGAAAGGTGTTGTCTGCTTAGAGAACATCGAAGGTGCGGAATTTGGAGATAAAGGCTATCTCTCAGGTGACTGCTGTGCTTGGGTTAAGGATATTGTTCCTATTAATCTTGTGCCCGCAATTTTGGAGAAGAATGGATGGAATAAATCCACAGGCTGGTCTTACGTTGGCAGCGGAAAGCGTGGCTATCAGTTTTCCAAGGAACTAGATGATAAATGGGTTGAGCTTGATAGGATGACTTATGGTGACTTACAAATCTGTCAATGTGAAAATCTTAGAGATTGGAGCTATATAAATGAATGTAATCACTATTTCCGTTTTGAATTTACCTATGTTCACGAACTCCAACATTTACTATATGCCTTGCATATAGATAGTAACTTAAAAATATAATGATATGCCAACAGGATTTACAGCACCAATATATGATGGTGAAGATATAACATTTGAGCAATTTGCAAATAGTTGCTTGCGTAACTTCGGTATCTACCTAAGATTTGAAGGAAAATATCCTAACCTTAGTAGATACGAAATTCCAGACAAGATATATCCTAGTGATTACTATAAAAAGAAATATGAAGAGGCAAAAGCAGAGTACGAAAAGCATCTTGCAGCCCCTAAGACAAAGGAAGAACTTGAAGCTGAGTATCTTTCTTATGTCAATGGTGTAATCAAGGGAAACGAGGATAGAGCTAAAGAGAATGAAGCTCTCAAAAACAGATACAATGCAATGCTATCCAAAGTTAGAAGATGGACTCCACCATCCAAAGAATACGAGGGTGTTAAGGACTTTATGGAAAGCCAATTAATTGATAGTTTAGATTTTGATTGCAGCCAAGTTTATGTGGAGAATATCATCCCTAAAGATGAGTGGATTCAAAAACAAACTAATCGCACTGATTTAATAAAGTCTATGAAGTATAATTTGGAGCAGTATAATAAATCTGTAGTTGCTGCCGAAAAGGATACTCTATGGCTCAAAACATTTTCAGAAAGCATAAAGAAAGTAACAGAGTAATTAACTGTCCTTATAGGACATAAATACAAGTAATATGAAAAAGATAATTTTGGCAGCCTTGGTCGTTGCAAGTTTGTTCGCTTCTTGCTCTAGCGAGAAGACTTTTAAAAAGAAAGATGGCTCTACGATTACAGCAAAGCCTTATGGCTGGGCTAGTAAGGAAAACAAAGTAGAAGGTGTTAACTACGAGTTGAATGCTCCAGATGTTGTAGCATCTATCATCTTTGCCCCATCTGTTATCGCTCCAGTTTTGCTGACAGCTTACGATGTATGGGAACCAGTATCATATACTGAGCCATCTAAGTAACTAACCACCATCTCCTGTAAAAGGGAGAGGGTAAAAAGAAGAGAATATGAGATTAAGTGAATATAAAGTAGGTACTATCTTAGTAGATATTTGCGGAAAAGTGTTTATCCATGATGGTTTTATCAATGCTGATGGATATGGTGTTATAATTGGTGAGGATTCTGATGGAATGATTCAGAAATCAAATGGTATTGGTAACTGGATGAAGGAAGGCTGCTGTAGAGAAGCAACTTCACAAGAAGTCAGTGAGTTTTTCGCTAAGGTTCGTAAAACACAGAAAATTATCAATTACTAAGGAGAGTAAAAAAGGGAATATGGATGCAGATAAAATAACATTAGCTAGCTATATTGCATATCTCCAAGGTGTGTATAAACAATATGGCAATATAAGTATTACGCAACTAAAGCATATAGAAAGAAACAGAAAAAGGAGGATAAGCAATGAGTAAAGAAAAAGCGATTGAGTATATTAAACGTGCTATGGATTGCATAGACGAGTTACCATTTTCCGATAATGGAATGTTGGCTTTCTATGATTTAGAAATAGCACTTAAAGAATTGGAGGATTGATATGACAGAAGAAATTTATAACAAAGCTACAAATTTAAGAAGTTTAATTGAAAAAGAAAAGAAGGCTCTTAAATATTGGAAGGAAGCTGTAGATGCAACAGAAGAAACCATCACATTGTCTAATGGGCTAGGATGCATTGGGTATGAAAAAACTTCCATTTTTAGGTTCATATCTTTTAAAGAATTGAAAGATATGGCTATTGAGAGACTTACAAAGAGTTTAGAACAACATCAAAAAATGTATGAAGAATTATAATGGAGGATTGATTATGGACAGAAATCAAGCTAAAGAATTTTATCCTTTCTTGCAAGCTTTTGCTAAAGGAGAGGCAATTGAGTGTAGGACAAAGCCGAGTGCCGTAAAAGGTACAAGTGTTCCGAATAATTGGACGGAAATGACAGAGATTGAGTTTTGGAATAATACAGAGTACCGAATTAAGCCAGAACCAAAGTACCGTCCATTCAAGGATGCAGAAGAGTGCTGGCAAGAAATGTTAAAGCATCAGCCGTTTGGTGTTGTTAAAGATAAGTACTTTGCTAATTATCAAACACATCGTGCATTTACATGCTTAGTTACTAATGGCTGTCACTTCCGTGGATATGAAGATGAGACATTTGAAAGTTGCTTTAAGAATTTGTTATTTGCCGATGGGCTTCCATTTGGCGTAAAAGTGGAGGAATAGTATGGCGTATTGTTTTTGTGATTTTTGCGATTACAAGGATGAATGTAAGCACTATCGAAAGGTAGTTGTTTGTCCTTATATAAAAACGGAGGAATAGTTATGGAAGTATTAAAAGACATAAGTCAGTTAACAAAAGGTTGCGGAGTGACATTTATTAAAAATGACGATTTCCACTACTATGAGTACCTCATGGTACACCCTAATCGTGATACCTATTTTCTTTTTATAGATAACTGGTCGCAAGAAGTAGTACGAATATACATTAATGACCTCTTGTCAGGAGATTATTATGTTGGTAAGTACGACCTAATCTTCGTCATGGAGAAGAGAAAAGATTTCTTCAGACGAATGATAAAGAATTGTGATGAAAGAATTGAAAAACTTAAAAGTAAGTAGTTATGGCAAAACCTTACAGAATCAAACATAAGGCTAGTGGATTGTACTACCAGCCTGCAATCAATCATAGTAATCTTTCCAAGAAGGGCAAGGTGTACATGACAAATAACTCACTATTGATGATAAATGATAGCTATGATTATATAGCTATTAGTGTTAGAAAAGGCACGAAGGTACATGATATTTTAGAAAAGGAAATGCCCTTAAAAGGCGTAGAACGTTCCTATGGTGCAGAAGTTTGTTATCTTGTTCCAAAGAGTGAATTTGAAAAAGAAGAATTAGTATGAAAAGAAATATCAAGTTTAAGGCTAAGAAACTTAATTCATGTGAATGGGTTGAAGGTGATTTAGTGCATATTGGAAATAGGGTATGCATAGGTGGAGACCACCTAAAAGATGGAATAACAGACGTTGACCCTTCTACCGTCTGCATGTTCACAGGACTGAGAGATAGGGATGGCAAAGAAATTTGGGAAGGTGATATAGTGCGTGATAATTATGACCTTTTGTGTATAGACAATCTCTATGAGGTAGTTTATATTGAAGAAGAAGGAACGTTTGCCTTCAAGAGTTTAGATAAAGTTGACAATTACGAGCCGTTTGTTAATTTATTTAAAGTTTATGTTGTCGGCAACAAATTCGATAAGGAGTAGCGCATGAAGAATAAGATTTTAGACTTAGCTAAGTCAGCCGGTTGGCTCGTTTTGATTTTCATAATAGGGGTAATTGGTTTTAGGATTTCTTTTAGCTTAGGAACTCCACACGAAAAAGAAGAGTTTAATATAAAAATATTCACCAAGAAAGGGCATGACTATCTGATAGTAGACACGAAACATGGTGTTTGCGTTGTTCACGCAGAGAGCTGCCCTTGTCATAAAAAGAAGTAGCGTATGGAAAATAATATGTTTGAAGATATTGTCGCTGAAGGCAATATAGTTGTGATAGATAATGATTGGATTGTGTTATGTAAGCATTGGAAACCAGAGTGTCACAATCTGTTCTGCTATCTTTATCTCCATAAGGAAGATAAGAATTTGATGGTAGGTTCTCATTTTACAATGACCGATGATAAAAAGAAATCTACTCGGTTGGCTACCAACGAGGAGCGTCTTATGCTTTTTGAAGAAATGTTCAAGTATGGAATTGCTTTCGATAAGCACGACCATCATTTGATTGGAAAGTTATGATAATTGTAAGATAAAATAGTGTATGGAGAAACGAATAATTTTAGACGAACAAGATATGAATGAGTTTACAAAGATTTTCGCAAAGACAATAGAAGATGAAGCTATCAAACAGATAGAAACCCTATCTAATAGCGAGGCTTACAATAGTTGTAAAATAAGAATAATGCCAGATTGCCATGCAGGTAAAGGATGCACTATTGGCACGGTAATAGAGCTTGATAACAGAGTAGTTCCTAACACTGTTGGAGTAGATATAGGCTGCGGCATGAAAGTCGTAAGACTTGGTAAAGTTGATATTGACTTGCAGAAATTTGATGAAGCAGTCAATAAGTTGATTCCGTCTGGTTTTAATGTCAACGAGGGAGAAGTATCAGCCTACATAAACGGATTGGTTGATGGTTGTATGTTTGGCAAATTCCGTGCTTGGGATTGTCTTACCAGCATGGAAATAGTATATCGTTCTGTTGGAAGTCTTGGCGGTGGCAATCACTTTATTGAGTTAGATGCAAATGAAGAAGGAGAGAAGTTTCTTGTGATACATACAGGAAGTAGAAACCTTGGTGTTAGGGTATGCAACTATTACCAAAAACTTGCCTACGAGTATTGTCGTAAGAAAATAGCTGATAAGTCTGAGGTTATTGCCAAGTTGAAAAGCGAAGGAAGAGAAAAGGAAATACAGAGTGCTATCAAGTTGTTAGGTACTAGAAATATTAGCAAGGAACTTTCTTACTTGGAGGGCGATTTGCTTGATGATTACTTAAATGATATGCGTATAGTTCAGAAGTATGCCGAGCATAATAGAAGAATTATAGCTAACAGACTCGTCAATGCTCTAGGTGTGGATATTGACCCAAATTCAGACAAGCATTCTTTTACAACCATTCACAACTATATAGATACAGACAAGGGCATATTGCGAAAAGGAGCTATCAGTGCAAAGAAAGACGAGATTGTCATTATTCCTATGAATATGCGTGACGGTTCTCTTATCTGTAAAGGTAAAGGAAACAAGGAATGGTTATGCTCAGCCCCACATGGAGCAGGTAGATTGATGTCTCGTACACAAGCGAAGAAAGAGTTATCTATGGATTCTTACAAGAATGAAATGAATGGTATTTATTCCACATCAGTTTGTGAAGAAACCATTGATGAAGCACCTATGGCATACAAGCCAACCGAAGAGATTGTTGAGTTAATCAAACCTACGGTTGATGTCATTGATGTTATTAAACCAATTTACAACTTTAAAGCAAAATTATAATGAGCAAGGAAATATTTGACTTCTCTGAGGCTCTGAGAAGAATGAAGGAGGGTAAGAAAGTGAGAAGGGTAATTTGGGAAGAATGTGGAGCTTATATCCATATTGTCTCTGAGACTATTGTGGCTGTATGCGATGGAAAATTCTTTCCTTGTGTTTTCAAAGATTCTGAGGATATTCTCGCAACAGACTGGGAGGAGGTGGGGAGGATGAAGAAGAAAATATTGACCCTCACCATCGACAAGCAATGGTTCGATATGGTAGTATCGGGCAAAAAGAAGGAAGAGTATAGGGTGATTAAAGGGTATTGGGCAAAACGACTTCTTTTAGTTCGCTCAGAACTTGAAGAGCCGTTTGAGAAGATGAGCAAAGAATGTGCTGAAAATTGGGATAGTATTAGCATAGAAATGGCTAAGCATTGCTTTATTAGCCCATACTACAAGACTGCGCCATACACCCACGTCCTCTTCATCAACGGCTACCGCAAGGATAGTCCACGTATCGAAAAGGAGATTGAGAGTATCACCATTGGCAAGCCAAAGAAAGGCTTATGCCCCGACAAGTGGCTTGATACTGAGTTTTTTATCATTAAATTCAAATAGCGTATGACAAATAAAGAATTTTTTAATGCGTATCGTGGAGAGCCTGTTTTTTATAAAGGTAATGATATTGGTGCATACGTTGCAGGGTATGTAGAAGAAAAGTATATTATCCTTGGGTTCTATGATGATAAAGGATGTATTCTTGCCTTTAATACAGATGTGAATGTAGATGAGGTGTATGAATCATACCGATTCGCAAAATTGAAGTATTTGGAAGTGATAAAACATCAGTAATATGGAAAAAGAAGAAAAATGTTGTGGTAACTGCCTTTGGATGGGACGCGAAGACATCTTAGGCAATGGATGGTGCTACAAAAAAGATTGCGAAACATCTTGTGATAAGGTTTGCAAGAAACATGAATTTTAAACTTTAAATATTAAAATGGAAAATAACAATTTAACATTAGACGAGTATCAGCAGTTAGCTCTAGAGACTGCTATTTATCCTAACCCTATCATTTATCCTACATTGGGATTGACAGGTGAAGCTGGTGAAGTTTCCGATAAGGTTAAGAAAGTGTTGCGTGATAACAATTCTGTTTTTACAGATGAAAAGAAGTTGGAAATTGCTAAAGAGATTGGTGATGTACTATGGTATTGCGCAACACTTTCTCGCGATATTGGATTCAAACTTAGTGATATAGGAAAAATGAACTATGACAAACTTCACTCTCGCCAATTAAGAGGAAAGTTGCATGGTAGCGGTGATAACCGTTAGTTTATGGTATGGTACTCTAAAGTAAAAGGTCTTACAGAGAAAGTAATTGAGTTATATCCAACGATGTCTTCAAGGGAAATAGCAGAGATTACAGGATTTGCCAAGACTACTATAATTCGGTGTGCTGCAAAGAATCATCTTAGGCACACCGAAGAAACACAGAAAAGAATAGATGAATACGTAAGACAACGAAGGTCTTCTGGTAGAAAATCATACGACTATTCTAAATTGAGCAAGAAGATTACTCATACAAGAAAGATGGAATCGTGGCGTGTAAGAAGTGGTCTAGAACAAAATACAAAATATAAAGTTCGTATCACTCCAAAGCGCATACAAAATGCAATGTATCATCTTAGGCAAAAGTATGGTTATTTCTATGAAACTGTTGACAAAACTGTATTATATTACGATTCGCAAACAATACGTGTGAAAAACGAGAATTACTATACTGAAAAGTATGGAATCTCTTTTATTCTGGCTGACGAATAACTTCTGTGCATTATTATATGTTTAGGGGTGGCTGCACATCGCGTGCGGTCACCCCTTTTTTGTTTATAAATCAACTAATAACAAAACAAAAACATTAGAAAAAAAACTAAGAACGTTTGTGTAGTTTTAGCTTCCAGTATATCCAACCTAAAAATGCAAGAATACCTATAAAAAGACAAACTGACGCTATCTTACCTATATTCAAGAAAGCTTTATCTGTCTTTGATAGTTGCTTCTCTACATATACTTTATCTTTCGATATTTCGCTTATCGTTGAGATTAAGGAGTCACACTTGCTATGATATATCGCAGCACTATCCTTGTATTCCTTAAGACTAGAAATACTATCTCTCAGTATCTGTACGTCTTCATGTGATATTTCGTGATATTCGTAGTGAAATTTATCCTCACCAACCTTGTTGCCGTTCGCGTCATACTTCGAAGCTGTACTATCCTTGATATGTGTCTTCTCTTTCGTAGTTGACTTCACGGATTCCTTGTGCGATACTTTATATGATTCCAACTCTTTAATAAGTCTTGCATTGAAGAGTGAATCCCACTTAGCCTCGTTACGTTTATCAGTGATGTATGTCTGTTTTTCTATCACACGTTCTTTCGTCTTACATCTACAGAACATTGATAGAATCAGCATTGCTACTGCAATGGCAATTACAACCCTTGTTATCTTATCAATCAGTTTCATAAGCTACTGAATTACAATCGTTACTTTTTCCTTTTTATCCCAAGCTGTCTTCATAGTCTGAATGAGCTTGCTAGTCCATAATCGAGAATCGCTAACCCATCCTTTCTTATCGTTTTTACCGATAAGGATACACCCCTCTGTGTCTTTTGCAGAGTTACCGGAATGAATACGGATACCATCGAACCCTGGCACATCCTTCAATAATGGAAGCATTTTCTTGAATCTGTTAGAGTAGGTATATACGCATTCATAGCTGCCGATTGGTATTGCAGTCTGCCCATATACCTTTTTGTTTTTGATTTCGTTCAAATCCATTTTTTGATTCAATCCTCTGTCTGTATCTTCAAGAGTATTGCATCCGAACAAATTTCCATTCACGTACAGACGGCTAATAGTATAGCCATCTTTTTTCCAAGCTCTATCAATTAGTACTTCCATTTTTGTTTTCCTCCTCTTTTTTATCAAACTCCTGATTCAATCTCTCCAATATCGGTTTCCAATAACTAGGCAATGCCTTTGCAAACTCGAATCTCAAAATGTAGTAAATAACTCTGAATACTACATTCTTAGGGTATGCCTTGATGAGGTTTTTGAACGCGTTGCATAGATACACATAGCAGAAAATGTATGTAAGCATCTTTATTACAAACAAAGCCTCATTTCCGTCATTACAGCCTATCATGATACCATATATCACATAGTCAATTGTAAGATAGAGCAACATTTCAAGTATGGCGTTTACAAACTTTGATGCCGAAAAGTTTTTGCATCGTACAACACTAACTCCATCAGCCCTCATACCACAAAAGATGTTGAAGCCGAAAGCAATTACTAGCGCCAGCACGAAACCTTCAGTTGGCGTTGCAAAGGCAAGTATAGCAGAGAAAATTGTAACCACTATCTGCCGAATCTGTGATGAATCTAATAAATCTATCATAATCTGTTATCCTGAATAATAAATAAAAATAAAGTTTCGGTCTCTTGATGCAAAGATAGCAAAAAAAAACCGAAACTTCATTCAGAATAACGAAAAACTTTATACTTTTAAATCATGATACGGCAATTCTCCGTTATTTAAGAAAGAAATGCACTCATCGAAAATCTTATGTTCATAATCGTATGTGTTGATTTTTGGAAACCATTTTTTGATTTTTTCGTCATTCCTTTTAACCATTTCACCCCAAAGAACGCACCAGTCATTTATGGTAATATTGTCATTCTTGACCTCATGCCAATAATCCTTGGCAACGTCTTTAGTGTGAAGTTGCCCGATAAGACAAAGATGTAAGTCTGCCATTTCTTCATCAAAATGGCACTCACCAATCTCACATTGAACTTGCTTCATCATATCAAGCATTACACCGTCATTCATTCCAACTTCGCAACAATCAGCCATTGTTGCAACACAATTCTTAATAGTCTGTATATCGTTGCTTGCCAATATGTTTTCAAATACCTTTTTCATAACCGTATGTTTTTAGTGTTACTTCAAGAAATATTCTCTTATGTCGTACACGCCATCCTTATCTTTCAACAAGTCGAGTGCAAGGTGGTTGGCATACTTAACAAGATGTTCTGTATCAATGTCATTAACATCTTCCTTGCCGAGTATCTTTGCAATTGTGCATCCGTGGTCGCTTACAACCTGATTCATGACAACGTACAAAGCATAATCGTTGTAGTAAGGCTTCTCCTCTGTTGCAAGTCCGAGACCAGTCATAGCATTGAGCCATGTCTGCATATCCCAAGTTGCAGATGGATTCATACTGTTTACAATCTCAGAAGCCTCCTTCTTCGTAAGATAGTTTGTCCACTTGATAGCGCAAAGCTTATCAAGATACTCTTGCGCCAACTCTGGGTGTTTGGCTGCCATATCCTGCATCATACAACGCATCGTATCTCCAAATACGTGCATATACTTTACGTTTGTTGATGAAGCCATCATTCCATACAGCTCATCGAACTTACTCATAATCTCTTTTGCTTCCATATCTTATATATTTTAACCTATTATCAAATCTTTCAACTCTACAAAGTCCTCCTCTGTGAAGTTGATGCTTCGCTTGCTTCCAAAGAGAATAGCGGTGGCAATTCCATCTGGCAGGTCAATAGACACAACTCCTTTGTCGATATGTCCGTGAATAAAACCTACATCGAATTTGTAATCTTCCACGGATTTTAGCATCTGCATCATATCTTCAAATATCGTGTTGGTATCTATGTTTCCGTTCTCATCAGCAAGAAATAGGGTAGCGTTGTCTATCGATTTATCCCATTTATCCTTATTCTTGGATATGATATTATGCGCCGCACGTTTCATATACACTGATGGTATGGCTAGCATCGGGTTAGCCTTAACCATATCGTCTATTCTTGCATCTGCCCAAACGTCCACCGATTCAAGCAGTTTCTCTTTAAATTCTGTTACGTTCATTTCTTAGTTTCTCCTTTATGTGTTTTATTGTACCAAACGAGATATTCTTGCCAAGTCTTATCACTATGGTTAGTCATATAATCGTTGAGCATAGCAGATTTCAGTTCTTCTGCTTGCGCTACTTCTTTTCTTAGTCTTTGCATCAAAGATAAGTGCTTCTTCAATGCTTCCTGTCCTTGCTGAGTACTCTCAATGCGAGGACGTATGATTCGCAATTCCTCGTCTTGCACTAGCTTAGACACATATTGCAAGCTATTAACGTACTCCTGGTTTTGCATCAAGTACTGACGTTGTGCGCCTGTAAGATTGTCTTCAATTTTGTCTATCTCATCCCACAAAGGGGTTGGAGACTGCTGCGCTTGCATATTGATAGATGCTCGCTTCTGCTGTATTGCCTCATACATCTTCTGTAGCTCAGCATCCATCATTTGCGGCTGCTGCTGACTTGTACCCATATCCAATAATGGGCTGTTTCCAAAATTCATCATAACAATCAATATCTTTAAAGTTGGTGATATATTATAGAGAGGTGAGAGGGCATCCACCAACGAGGGTAAACACCCCTCACCAACTCATTTCTTTTTAGTCCTTTTTACAGACTTTCTTGCTCTGTTACGCTCCTGTAGTGGGAGTGGAAGGAGCGGTGCAGTTACAGCCATAACTGCCGTAGCCCGAAATTACTGGCGTAGATGGGAGTACCAACTGACCACGCAAGCAATTGCAGGTCTTCTCGTTAACGTAAGCCATCATAAGCTTCTCCTTGTAAGGAGTGAGGGCTTCCATAACGGCTACCTTCTTGTCAAGGTCGCTATACTTAGCCTGTAGTGCGTCATACTGGTCTCTCTGATTCTTGTACAGACCGAAGTCCGCATCAATCTGAGACTTGTAAAGACCGAACTCAGCCTGCATTGCACGGCGGTTCTCAGCGTTGATAGCATCGTTAGCACCCTTATACATAGAGAACTTCTCTGCGATGTCAGTCTCACGCATAGCGTAGAACTTGTTAGCGGTGTCGAGCTTCATACCGAACATGTAGGTAAGCAACTTTACCTCATCATCGCATTCCTTCTCCATTACCTGCAAGGCGGTTGGCTGATTTGAGCTTGAGTTAGCTCCGTAAGTGTTGATGTTCACGTTCTCGGGCATATTGCCGCCACCGAGAGAACCGAATACACCACGACCATTGCCGTTAAGCAAAGCTAAAGCCAAGCCACCGATGCCAATTCCGAGGGCTGTTCCTGCCAAACCCTTGCTGGCATACTCCTTCTTACCATCTTCGTAGATTTTCTTCTCTACTACTTTTGCATCTGTCATTTCCATAATACAATCTTTTGAAATCCTTAATATTAACTAACACTATGTAATCGATTACGGATGCAAAGGTACGAAGAATAGGGAAGAGCAAATATAACTCTATCACACTTTCTTTTAGTGGTTGATTATCAGAGATTTAAGGTGATAGCGGGTAATGTCATTTTAAACGAATATATATTTTTGAAGAAATATTGTATATAATTTCCTCGAAATATTGTATTTTAAAAAGCATCGAAATTTGGAATTAAAACAAAAATCCCCTATACCACACCAATAGTATAATCGTTATGTATAATTTAAGGCAAAAAGTGCGTATATTTTTCTGGGAAATATGTGTGTTTTTGTCTATTATATTGTACCAAATAAAAAAGAGAGGCAATCACTTACCTCTCTTACTCTTAATGAAGTGCAGTATATCCCACTTCTTCCAATATCGGGTGTGACCTCGCTTCTTGCACTCGCCATTGGGCAAATCGCCCCTAGCCACCATTCTGTTAAGGGTAGCATCAGAAACGTGAAGCTTCTCCTTGACTTCCTCGGTAGATAGCATCGGGTTTAGCATATCGGGGATGATGTCACACAATCTATCCAAATCATCATCGCTCATTCCGCAAGCGGTGACCTTCTCTCCATTTCTCTGTTGCTCGTCTGCTTTAAAGCAAGCATCACTGAGCGACTTTAAAGCCGTTCCGAGTATCTTATAATTCAAAATCTTTCCCATCACGCACAAATTTTACGTCCTAGTTTCGTTTCATTAACAAACATTTTAGCAAAGCTATACAAATAGAATATAGCTGTCACGACCATGACCGTAAAGCAGGAATCCACCATATCATTAGTTGTGTACCAACTCCACTCTACAATATGAGCCGCATTGATGCCTAAGAAGTACATAAATGGAATGCGATACCACTGGCACAAGAAGAAAAATCTACTTGTCAGTATCGTCACCATCGGCAGGACGTAAACCATGAAATAAATAAAAATATAGCAAGGCATATTTTCATTATATGGGATAAACATCTCACGTGGATGCTGAGATAACTCCCAAATGACGTATGCGTGGAAGAACATAATAATGATAGGCACATACTTGCAGAACCAGCGGAAGAACTTCAATATTCTTCTGCTATACCGATTACCATGCTTCTTAATCATATCCATCAGCTCGGTAACGTCCACATTCTTTAATAGCCGTTGGACTTCGGCTTCGTCTTCTTTAGTCATAATCTCTTTTTTTTAGGTTGATTTAAATTAAATTAAATTATTGTGCAAAGATACACTTTTTTGCGCAAAATCAACGAAAATGAGAATATTTTTGTGTTAAACTTCATAAAAAAGTAATAATCTGAAAGTTTTGTTACCGATTTTTTGTTACAAAAATTGAAGAAAATGGTAACAGAAACATTGCACTTTCGCTGACATGATAACAGAGCCTATAGAAAAATTCGATGCAACACACTTCCCTGACGGACGAGAAAAGAATAAGGCGGTCACCATGTAGTGAACCGCCTTATTCTTTTCCTATCCTTCTAGTAAATCAACAATCTGACCATAACCACCTACAGCCATCACAGGACAGAGTATCTTCTTGATAAGAATAATATCCTCGGCTTCGAGGTCCACGTTTTCGGCATCCTTGCCTATCTTGCAGGCTACCCGATAAGCACGTAGCTTTTCTTCGCCCGATAGCTGAATACTCTGATTGTCTATCACCTCGAAGAGCACCTTACCTACAATATCGCCCATAATTTGTGGCTTGTAGGTTTCCTCTCCGTTCTCGTTCTTTACTGGTGATACTATCACCTCACCCTTCCAATTCTTGAAAGGTACATTAAAATTCTTTTTCATATTAATTTTTGCTTTTATGATTATCTATCCGACCAATTCAAGTCATTTACTCCGCTCCAGAAGATACCACGACCGAAATAGGTCTTATCCTCCTGGCTAGGAATAAGTAATTCTGGGTTTATATATACAAGATTTATTGTTTCTCCACCATGAAGTTGATGCCATCCACCGACATCACAGAAATATATTCCATTATTACGGTCATTGGCATTTATTGCCATCCAACGCTTACCTGTTCCTCCAGGTACAAACTCGTAATAATATGTAGCAATTGCTCTAAGAGGACTGAATACTACTATATCAATAGGACATCCGGACAAATTTTCATTAGGACTATACAATGGAATTTTGTATACGGTTTTATTGTCATAAGAAACACGCTCTAGAGGCACAGGTATTCTTTCGCTATCGTATCCGTCAGGATAAACTTGCATAACATCCCCAGATACTACTGCCAATGTACTCTGTCGATGCCCAAAGGCTGAACGACACCATACATTACTAGCATAGAAACGCCAACCCCTTTTCGCCGCAGAATTATATCCTTGATTATAAATATCTGCATCAAATGTTATACGTCCAGCACCATCAAAATATATTGAACCAGCGATTTTATTTCCATCAGAACTAACAGCAGTCAATCTGTAAAAAGAGCCTGTCACACTCTTCAGTTCTCCTGCGAATATACCCTTATACGCATATATATAACCATCTTTCGTTACTCTGAATGGCGCATCCTTTGCCAATGCTGCACCAAGCCAAAGCGGACACTTATCACTACCTACTACAGCATCGGCTTTATCGAAGTTACCAAAATGACCTATGATACTTGCACCTTCCGAACTCCTTGCATAAACATGGTTCACATTGATAGTCTCTGCATTAATAAGGTTAGCATTGAGCTTGCCATCTTCGGCAAAGAGAGCAACTTCATCTTTATTGTATATAGTTACCTTATCGCCCTTAATAGCAACTTGATTTCCGCTAATAACGATACCTGCCGCTTCAAAATCCTTAACCAACTGAGAAAAGTCTGCAAGCTGACCGATACTCATCTGCTTGTTGGTAATGAGCGTTACTTTCTCCCTGAATACCTCTTCATTGTCAGTACGTGCCTTGCGGTTGACACGCTGCGAGGCAAAAAGATGTACTACCTTTTTCATAGGCTATTATCCTCCTTTTAATGAGTACTGATATAATTGTCTATAACATCCGTAGCTACAGCCTTCGCCTTCGTGCGCCATGATTGCATAGCTTCATACTCTGCTTCATGCTCCTTATCATCGGCATCAAGCTTCTTGCCATCCGCAATTTTGGCAAGATTAGCGAAATGGTTATTGATGATAGCTTGCATCTTGTCTGTAGGATAAGCGGATGAGACGATTGCATCAACAACCTTACCTCGCTCCAAAGGCTGCTCAATACGGACAACGTGTGCGGCATAAGCCATTCGGGTAGTTTTTTTGCCTTCGCTGCTACCCATATTATTTTCCAACTCAACCTGCTCAACATCGAAATTGATGCGAATAAAATTACCCTCATACTCAATCAGACTAGGTGAGTAATCGAATATAGACTTTCTAATATCCATGATATGTCCTTTCTTTTTAAATATTATACTTATGCTTTTGTTCCTACGATTCTGAAATCAGGGTTGCCGCTCTGATTCATCCTACGCAACTTGCCCATGAATGGGAATTTCTTGTTGTCAGAGCACCATTTCAACTGCTCTACGAGTTTCTTGTTGTTAGTAAAGAACTTAAACTTCTGTCCGTTCTCCTCAACGCTGACAACATTGCTCTTCCCCGATTTATGAACCTTGCTGTTTACGTCAAATTCAGCATCAAGGAAAACGATAGGTCTCTCGGAAAAGTAGCTTGCGCTCATCCTCTGACCTTCAAACATTCTCTTGCCGTTGGCATCTCTGTCCTCAATCTGCGGCATCTTAAAATCATCAAAACTATTCATTTTTGTTATCATTTTCCAAAGATTAAAACCATCGCAGTGCATCAACCAACCCTTGTAGCTCATAGCTACTTGGTATCTCCTCATAGGATTTTTAAGGTTGTGCATCTTCTTTTTGAATTTCTCTTTCATGCGCTTTCTTAACATTGTATGGTTGAAGTAGAAACGGTATCCTACGAAATCAAGGAAATGCGTATCATCAATTATCTGCATTCCGATATTATCGTGCAACTGCTGGTGCATCACTTTATTAGCATATTCCAATATGAAGTTGAAAGCTTTCCATACTTCCTTCTTGTTTTTACCCAATATAATGACATCATCACAATATATTTCTACCTTAACATCAAATTTCCTACATACTAATCTACATAAGATACTCATGTAGAAATTGGTAAGGGTCTGAATAGGATATAGGCAAATACCTAGACCTTTCGGTAAGGCAAAGATAACTTCATGCAAAAGCCTTCTAACGCCTTTATCAGTAAAGAAATCACACAGAGATTTGTATATCTCCTGCTGGTCTACGTTCTCATAGAATTTAACGAAGTCAAGTTTGCAATAGTACAATCTTCCACATGACTTATTCTCGTCTATCCATCGTTCTGTTCTGCGCTTCGCATAAATCATTCCTCTGCCTTTTACACTTGCCCCACTCTCTATATAGAGAGCTCTTATAAGGTGCGGCATCAGAACTTGCATCAAGGCATGCTGCTCAACGTGGTCTGGGAAGTACGGAAGCTTATGGAGCTTTCTTACCTTACCGCAAGGGCATCGTCTCATACAATCGTGCCCTTCGCTAGTCTTGTAAGTTCCATCTATAAGACTTCTCTGTAATCTCAAAAGATTACCATTATAGTCTTTATCGAATATCACAACTCCCTTCTTGCCTTCCTTACCCTTGCGTGATTTCCTTACCGCAATATTGAGGTTAGTCATATCACTGACAAGCTCTACTCTGACCTTTCTATGCTTCTTGCGAAGTTTAGCCTTTCGCTTATACGCCAGCTCTTGTGCGTCCGTCATTTTTATACTTCAACCAATATTTCAAAAATCGCTTTCCTTATCAATAGGCTTTCTACACTCTCGGCTCACTGGCTTTCGGTACATACGTACAACTGTATCACTTACTTGCGAGAGGGGACTCTGTTGCAGTAGGACATACCCAACGCCTTTAATCTTCGCTCTGTCGGAATAAATATCCCTCCATCGAGACAGGTTCAATCATGTTCTCTCTCGTCCAAAAGCTATCCCGTAGCTTTACGACTTGCGAGGAACAGTGTAAATTATATCGTCATTCTAAAAATAGAAATCTTGTGTAGTAATTCAAGCGAGCACCGATGTTCGTCCTCGAGTTCGAGAAACCGTTGTTCGAGTTCGCATACGAAAGACCGCATTGCGACCTGTTGTTAGCGTTACCCCCAACGTTCAGCAGCTCCATGATGTATCACCTTTTCTTCACCCACTCCATGGTTGTAGAAAATCTTATCGCACGGAATTGGGTTGTTTGTATTTTTGTGCTTCTGCGAATCCTATTAAAAGGAGATTTCAACTTTCCAGTTTCAATCTTGCGTTTTATATTATTTTTATTAATTCTCTATTTCTGTCTAGCTCACTAGCAGATGTGCAGCCAACGCTAGGCGTTGTCTCACATCGCCATGAGCGCCGAACCGCTTACGATTGTCGGGCTTCCGTAGAAAGCCAAGCGAGCACCGATGCTCGTCCACGAGTTCGAGAAACCGCTGCTCGAGTTCGCATACGAAAGACCGCATTGCGACCTGTCGCCAGCGTTACCCCCAACGAGCAGCAGCTCGCCACTTGTCGAAGCCCAGAATCCATCGCAGTAGTACGTACTGTCACTGCCTCCTACTGCTTGCGGAAAGGCATCCCAATGTGCGCCTAGCGTCTTGCGTGTGATAAACTCTCCATTAGCAGATGATGGAATAGTAAACTTCCTTCCATCAGCTGTATTGCTTACACGGTTTCCGCTATAGACAACAGCGTATCGAGTATCGCCATCCATGTAGAAACGGATGCCTGGACGGAACTCCCAGTGCTTACCCCATAAATCCTCAAATCCAGATAATTTGACAGGGTATTGATTACCGAGAGTAGTATCATTATAGAGTACCTTGCCGCTGCCATCACCGAGTGAGATACACTTGCCCATAGGTACATCACGACATGCTTCCCAAGAACTACTTTGGAATCCAGCTCCAATTACAGATTGTGTATTAAGGTCACCGAAACTTACTTGTTCCAATGCTTCTATGAGGCATTGAAATCCATAGTTTGCAAGACCAAAGTTCGAACCAAGCTTCTGTGCGCAAGCCCAAAATGCACTCATCGTCCTTGAATGTGAAGGGGCAACGTTAGGTCTTGAATGACCAACACCGCTTCCATCTACGTACATCTTGTATGCACCTACCCAGTTTGGCGAATCGAAAGTCTTACCGCCCGAAATAGGGAACAATCCTCCGAATTGCAATGTCTTGTTATCAGCCTTGAAGTGACAATCGGGAACATGAACCATCGTTTCATACTTTGACGCATCATCTACCTTTGTTCCGTCAGCGAAGAACTCCCAATTACTAGGGTCTAGCTTAGCAGCATACACCTTACCATTCACAACTTTCATCATATATCCACCCATTGCTCTATGATACATATCAGCCATGAATGGAGTTGGCAGAGCGAATTTAGGGTTAGAAGACTGCTCCAATGTAATTGATGGGTAGAAAATATTGTTACCCATCATTTTCTGAAGGTCTCCGAGACTTAATCTGCGAAGAGCTCCATCTACTACAATCAAGAAGGTTTGTTCGGTATTCATTGCCGTAACAAGCTTCTTTTCTGTTAATTTAACACCCATATCTTATATTTTTTAATTATACATATTAATCAATTAAAGCATTGCCATCCTCATCAAGCAGGTAATTGCTATCTTCATCAATGAGATAGTCGTTGGCAGGGCGCTGTTTGTATTCTATCTGTTCTTCAAGATAATCGCTCTCAACATCGCCAAGACCACTCTCTTCGATAGAGAAGGTACAGCTATTTCCCTCTTGCCAAGACTTCTTTGTTATGATACTTCCGTTTGAAGCTTCGGTATGCCATTGCAATTCTACGATGCGGTTAGGGTATTCAACAACCCTTCCGTTGTACTCCAAAATAGCCTTGTTGCTTCTGTATATCTTACCCCATTCAATATCATTGCATACCATGAACTTAGGCTGATTGAAAGAAGGATAGAACCTAGAAGCGGAAAATTGGAACTGAGCAACAGCCTTGCCGTTTATTACCGCCTTGATGGTATAATTATTCTTCTCTACAAGTCTAAGGTCAAGCACAATCTCAGATGTGGAGATAGATATAATCTCGTTAGGGCTTGCAGCAGAAGAAGCAGACATCTTAGTCGTTCCTCGATACAGCTCAATAGAGAATCCGCTTGTAATTCTATCCTTAGACTTATATACATCAATCGGAATGTGACATTCATACTGATTGCCGTCAAAGCAAGCGTTTCTTGCTTCCGTAGATGCCGATATGATGTTATTAGCAACCTTATACTCGTAGAGAGCCAGCTTATCAAGGAATGGGTTATAGGATATATCGGTATCTTCCCGAATACCCATACCATAGGTATCTGCACCCTTATCTGCCGTATACAGAGTAATAGGGTCAGCGGTGATATGCAATATAGAATTCGTTCTATAATCATACAGGTCAGCTTCGAATTGCAACTGCTGCTTATCATTACTTGAAAGATTCCTCTTGATAGTAAGCGAACCACGATTAGATGTATTGCTTGTATCAATGCTATACTTACCGCTCCAAGAATTAATTTTAGATATGTCCTTCCATTCCGTGCCCGTAGAAACCTTCCATACCATATTGGCAAGAGACATATTCGACTGCTTGCTATCCCATGAATCATCCTTTGCCGTAGCATTGATACTCGGGTAGGCAATACACTCAAAGCCGCTCTGTGTTCTGTCTGGGAAGAATTTATCGCCAGCCATAGTCTGCATGAATGGAGACTTAGGCGATGCGCACACTACTGATACAGAAACGTCCAAAGGGGCGAATTTTCTATTCGCCTTATTACTAACTATTGGCATAAGCGTTCCTCCTAATCATCAAGTGTTAAATAAGCATCTGCTGACACCGATACACCGATGATATTTTTGTTTTCGTCAATCGTATCAGCATCCCTCACAACGAATCCATCACTGACGTTCTTTGCCCAAGTCATTGTCTCCGAGCGTTTATTCTCGATGTTACCATTGCTATCAGTATAGATAACGAAGGTGACATTGCCAGTTATACTCTTCGGCACTAGTCCTGTCTCGCAGTTGGTAACGATACATCTGAACGTCTGATTACTATCTTCATCAACCTGTCCTACCGAATTAAGGGCAATCTGATAAATATCAGAAATATCATCAATGCTGATACCTGTTCTATACACGGCAGCACCATCAACAACGAACTCAAGGACGAAGAGCTGATGACTATCTACATAGAGTTTGTCCGAATCTCCCGTCTTATCTCTGTGTATAGTGATACCGCTTTCCGGATTTGTGTAAGTTCCTGCAAGGTCTGTTCCGCTGCCACGATACAGATTAATAGAATAGGTAGAAACCTCTCCACCTGCGGAGTTGAATAACCAAGGTCTGAGGGTAGCTTCTGTCTGTCCCTTGCTTAACACAGTAGTATCAGCAGAAACACCTCCGAAATAAGATGAGCCGCCCAACATAGATACCAATATATCAATGCTTTTCTGCATTGGATATATGCTAGCTCCCAATACGGCATCACCCGAATAGGTAAGAGTATCGGAATCTTGATTGACCTTAGATGCGAGGTCTCCGATAATAGAGAGAGAACCATTAGCATGATTTAGTTTGAATCTATTATCAACAGTCGAGGTCTCCCATCCAGTACCGCTAGAGCTGAATCCTAAATTTTTTCCGTTGTAAGCCCATGCGTGATTTGTCAGTGTTACGTTGTTTTTACGTGCAGAGCCAACAGATGGAGTAATGATAGGATGCGTTCCGCTCTCGCTCCATTTTGGCGATACGGTAAACGTATCAGGGTTCAATCCCTGAAAGAGCGGTACGCCATTTGTTTGCAGACTGATGGATAATGTGTCACCCTTCAATGTTCGTCTGACTGCTGCGGTTGCCGAAAGATGAATTTCTTTTCCCATATTTTTAATCTCCTATTTTTTAAACTTTAATATATTCTTGATGAATTTTTCCTGTCGTGGTAGTTGCCGTGAATACAAATTTCGCAGTATCACCATTGCCCAAATCGTCTTCTGTTCCATCATTAGACCAGACAATATCTATTGAGCCATTGAAGTTCTTAACCTTATCCTTAGTTGCCCAAGCAGCATCATCTACGGAATCATTGGTTTTGCGTGTCACCTTCCACGATGCTACTCCGTTCGTCACATCTTTATCGCCTAACATTAGCTTGCAAGTAACGTTGTGTGTCTCGCCTATAGCAATTCCGCTATTGACTATATCCGTATAGAGGTATAGCTTTGGTGTATACACGTTGGTGGTAGCCTTCCAATATGGAGAATCCTCAGATGGTTCATCGGTCGTTGTCTGTCCTTCTGGAGAGATACAGAGCCATCTTGTGCCAAGCCACGTAACCTCATCATAGTAGCTGTATTCCGTACCTTCCTTCCAATCACCACGATAGACGGGAATCCAAATCTTCTCTCCGTCAACTGTGGTTATGTGGTAGTACTTTGAGACGATGTTTATGCCGTTGAATCCTACATCGAAGATTGATTTGCCTTTGAGGGAGTAGGAGTTGATACCTCGGTACATAGTGAACGTAGGTGCGGAATCTCCTTCGGTCTCCATCATCAGAAGGTGCTGTCGTCTTCTGTCGCTTCTGTTACCCATGAGGACGATGGTATCTCCTACAGCAGGGTTATCCGAGCCTTCCATGCAGTTCTCCTTCGCTATCTGAATCCAAGCGAACTTCTTTCCGTCATAGAGCTCGTGACCTTCGGCATCGGTGATTACCTCATTCTCGGTTGATACCTTTGTGACAATTCTCCAGTAGTCCTTGTTGCTGACGTTCTCATAGACACCAGGTGCTATGTTGAACGTCTTACATCTAACTTGGTCTTCCACCTTGAATGAGTTGATTGTTGCGGTTGTTCCATCATCAGCGAGAAGATAGCATTTCCAGCCAATCAGCTCATTCGTTGTCTCGCTATATACTTCCTTGATGTAGCTTATCTTACCAGCAGCAGGGGAGAGGACGATATTACCTCCAACGTAGCTGAGTTCACGTATCAAGAGGGTGTTGAAAATTGCCTTACCCCATACTATCAAATCCGTAAGCAACATTTGAAACTTACCATCGCTTCGTTGCTTAATAGCAAAACCACTCTGCTCTGCCTCGTTAAAATCGAGTGATTTCAAGAGATTCACCAACACACTAGAGAGGATAGCGTTTCCGTTGCCGTCTATGCTGTAGTCGTTTCCGTTGCCAAGGAACAATCCTTGTAAGAACTTCTGTACCTTCTGAAAGGTGATTGTTCCGCTAGCTATATCATCTTTCAGTTTAGAGAGATACATCTTATCGGTTATACTAGCATTAAAGTTGTTAGTACTACTTCCACCAACCATACTAGATAGAGACTTAACCGCTTCTCCCTTTACAGCATCAATAATCTGCTTTACATCACTCTTTGTAACTTCCAACGAATTAACAAGCTCAATCTCAACTTCTGCCAGCTCATCGTTATCAACCTTTACTGAGTAGTTGCTGACGAAAACTTCGTGACTGATAAGATTTCCATCGCTATCAGAATCACCTTGTATCTGTATTGAAAGCTTTGCATTCTCGTTCAACTTACTTGCAAAGTCAGGATTCTCTTGTAAGAATATGCGAGAAAACTTAACAGAGTAATTGAATTGGTCTGTATTGTTTTCACTCATGTGTTTAATAAGAGCATCATCGAGTCGTTTCTCTGCTGCCGTTACAAGAACTTTTGGAGGTTTAATGCCTGTGATAACAAACAAATCTCCCTTTTGCGGTTTAAATCCAGCACTTGCGTTTGGCATCACAATGCCTAGTGTTGATGTGTCCTTTTGAACCGCAATCCATAACTCTTTCTGAGTTGAATCTTGGTTTAGCTTATCTTCGTAAGCATCGCTAGCGTTAGCAAATATGTAGTCATTCTTATCTGTGCGAACTCGTTTTAAGTTTCCATTTTCATCAACACTTACACAATTGTAACACTTTGAATTGTCAGCACTCGGTTGTTTGTAAATCACAAACGAACAAGCAGGGCATCCGTTACTCTTGATGAGATTTATCTTTGCTGATTCCTTGGCTAAGACATGATTAAATAAATCAAAGCCAAACTCTCCATTAAACTTGTGTAGTTTGATGTAGAAATATTGATGTATATATGTTGTTCCATCGCTATCCTTTACATCACTATCTTCTTTATCAAAAGCAACATCCGCAATCTCTCCAAACAACTGTCCTTCTGCATTTACAATTCCATTGATAGTTGGTTTTATATCATCAAAAGTAACCGTTCCTTGGTGAGGATTTCCTTTCTTATACAAGTTTACAAACTCATAATATCCACTACCACTAGGCAATTTATGGGTGTTATTCAAAGCATAATAGAAACGCTCTGCGCCTTTCGTGTTGCGATATATAGAAGGCATAAGTACCGATGATGGTGCAATCCAGACTCTATCAGTAACTATTACCTTTACTGCATTATCCTCAGTTCCGGTATAAACCTTGTTGAATCCGTATCTATCACCATCTTTTACAAATTGATAGTCGTATTCAATGCAATTCGCCTCGCCGATTCCGCTTACATTAATACCAGCATCACTATAATGAATGTACTTGTCTCCATTCTTCCATTCGTATTCCGATTTTGACTCGTATGAGAACTCAACACCTCCACCAAAAGCAACATTCCAAACACTCGCGTCATAAAAACTCTTAATGCCATCACTATTGAACACCTTGCAATTGTAAGAAAAGTCAGCACCTATAGTTAATGTGAAATCTCCATTCTCTTCAAATGTGTATGTAGAAACATTTCCAAAGCTCATCCCTTTAGAGATAGTCGCATACGTTTCTTCTCCTATTTTTCTCAGTTTTATGCTCCTACTGGCTTTACCAACGTTTGATATAAAGTCAGGTCTCGTAATGTAACTAAATAATTCAAAGCTAAAATTCAAGTTCGTCAAATCTATCTTCTGACCCTTAATCGCGCTGATTGGAATGTTAATCCAGAAACTACACGTAACCGTTGGGTTAGACTGACTATCTGCTTGTGATAAATTTTCTGGAATAGTAGAACTATGAATGTAAAATGCAGGTGGACTTACATCTACACTTCCATTGTAGCTTTTTCCTTCCTTGCTTTTATAAAGTACAAGGGTATCATTGTATCTTGAATCTTTGAGAAACTTTGACAACTCTACGCTGACTTTATCCTTGATGATATTCTCTGTATTGAATACTGCTTCACCAAACTCATCATCATTAGGATAGTAATATGGCAGGTTGTCGGACGAACCGTAACCTGTTATCATATCAACTATCTTATAGTTCGCATTCTCCTTTGATACAGATATAAGGGCATCACTACAACCATATTTAATAGGTGTATCGGTTAAGTCGTGCTGTACCTTGCCGACATGACAAACGTTGCCATCCCAGTAGTAATCAAGCTCAAAAGTTGTATTTATAAGCTGAAAGACATCAGTCAAGTATTGGTCTTCAAATGATACTTCCTTAACTTCATCTGTTCCATACCCTTCGTCAACAACAACGTAATATCCTTTGTATTCATCTGTAGGACGATACAATCCGCAATATGCCATTGAGCTATTAATGCGAGCTATAAACTCATAGATAGTTCCACCAAACGTAAACTTTGTCTGGTTTGAGCGGTATCGGTCTTTGTTCTGTGTATCAACATCATCAACGACAACATCAAAGAACAGAGTATTATCAAGCAATTCTCTTCTAGATGTGAAAGTGATTTCACTCTTCCACATTCTAGACGAATTATCCTTTGTAGGGTTTGGCGTATAGGACGCAAATAATCTATCGCCATTGTACTCTACGAACTCTTCCTTCTTCCACTGCAAAGGCTCAGAAGAATATATTGTAGCAGTAATGGTAGGAGCACCACCCATACGCTTTGCATCGTAGGTATATGATGATACAATAGCAGGGTTAGCTTCCGATGGGAACAAACCGATAATTTCATTACCAGTGTTCTCATCGTAAGTCAACTTCTGTATGTATAATGATTCTGCCTTCATGTTTATTCTTTATTGTTGTCTGTATTCTTTGTCCTTGCAGTAATCTCAGCTTGTTTTTCGGCACGTTCATCTGCCTCTTCTTGCTGAGTCTGCAATCTTACTTCCTCGTCAGGTGTAGAAATAGTATTCTTTTCAACACCAGTCTTAGTAGAAATCAAACCTGCACCGCTCAATGTACAAAGCATCTGATTCCATGCACCTTCATCGAATGGCTGCCAAGGCTTAAATGATGTGCTGATTCTCATCTGTCTAAACTCAGTAATTGCAGTAGGATTCTCGCCGCTTGCAACCAACTGCTTTGCCAATCCTTCCTTGAACAGTCTTGAATGTTTGCTGACGAAATTCTGCCACTCGATAGCTGCATTGTTAGCCTCCTCAATATCCAAAGAACGCGTCATCTGAATTGCCAGACCGCTTATATCGCCACTAGACTTAATATCCTTCGGCAATATAAATGTACATCCTGTAGCAATCTGTAACTGGTCGAGAATTGACTGCATGAACTCAATCATGTTCTGTGGAGAAGGTGGAGTCTTAAACTCTGCGTTGCCATTTCCTTCAATGCTTGTATCATTCAGGATGATAGAACCAGCAATCTTCTTTGCGGTTTCATTGAGCTTACCCTTGATATAAAGGATTCCCCATCCGTGACGTTTCTGAATGACCGCAAACAGATTATAGATAATCTCGAATAGCTCGATAAGGTCTTGACCGTTATTCCAAGCAACATCACCGCGCTTTGTAACAAGTGGACTCTCCGAGAATCCATGCACATCCTTGCTTTCCAAGCACCATCCTTTCAGTACTTCGTTTGTATCAACGTCCTTAACGAATACATCTGTGAAATGATAATGATATGTCTTATCGTATGCGTCAATGTGTCTTACATTATCCTCAGTACGATAATACACGCAATCAAGAAGCGGCTCTCCGTTATCGTCTTTGTGAGTGATAATCTGATAGCCATCTTCATACGAGAACAATCGGCATTTCACTTCGTTATCCTCATTCATGTAAACGAGTAATCCTACATCACCATAACTCTGCTGAATGCGTATAGCTTCCATTTCGATACCATCCTGATTCGTTTCATCCCAATGCCATTTGAAATCGGCAAAGTTCTTTTTGAGTTTATCAGTCGGATTGCTGTCATGCAGTATGTGATTGCGCTTGTTACCACCTAAACAGAGAGATTTCTTGTCAACAATACGCTGTTGCATAGGAATGCCAAACTTTTTAAACTCAATCTCGCAATAACTGCCATCATCAAGCTTGCAGCATATAGAAGGTAAGTTCGTATCAAACAATACCCTGTGAGAATAAGGGTCTAATTCCTTTGCAAAACGCTCTTGGCTTACGACTATCTTGCTGATATTCGGAAGCTGTGCCTCTTTACGGAAGTTTGTCTTAATATCCGAACCATCAGAAGAATCATTGATGGTAATAGAGCGCGAACCCCTCAAAAACGGCTTTTTCAGAAGCAATTTCTGAGGATTCTCCAAAAAATCATTGATTATGTCTTGTCTCTTTCTACTCATCGCTATTGTTATTTAATGATGGTTCAACATCGTTGTTATTTTGTGAATCGTTATTCTCTTGTGGGTCAATCAAACCGAAGTGTCTGCAACAAGCCTTTCTTGAAGGCCAGTAGTTACATTCTCTATTGGTAGTAGGGCAAACAATATCATGCTTACTTGGTACTACAATGATTCGTTTCTGCTTCTGTGACTCTTCCATTTCGAATTTGTCATTCAGCTTTACACGTATATCAGTCTGCATCTTCAATGCATCTTTCGGTTCAAGATTTCCGTCGCTAAGAGCTTGGTCTATCTTGTCAAGCATTTTGAGAAGCTCGTTTTTGTTCTCTTCTTTGGTAATAGCGTTGTTATTAACATTGCCGATACCGAAAGGTTCTAGAACATCTAGCAGTTTCTTGAATCGTGGAGTTTCGTAGAATTTCGCGGCATCCTTTTCACTCTTACGATAAGCAAGACGATACGCTAAAGTCTTATCTTCCAATGCGTCACTGAGGATAGCAAATGCAATGTCTTTCTCATCACATTTATCCCAGTCAATCCGCACGGATTCAAGAATCATTTTTATATTTTCTTTTTTCAGCATATATTCTAAAATTAATAGTACAACGTATCATCATAAATGCTCTGAGCATTAGGATTTTTCTCTTCAACTTCTTGTGCTGCGAGTCTGAACCCTTCTTGTAGCTCGCTACCATACTCCATATTCAAACATGGGTACATTCTCATTGCGCAAGGGTCGAGCAAATCCATAGAACGGTCTTTTCCAAGATTTCGGTTCATTTCCTTCTTGCTCTGCAACTTCTTCTTTCCACTCTGCATCTTATCAAAGCGAACTACCGCGCATTCTTCCATGAACTCATTCTGTATGGAAACTCTGTATTTGAGGTTTTGATGCGTATAAACCGCATTCGCAACCTTATCAGAGAATGTAAGCTGTCCTCGCTTAATCATGTAGCTCAGTCGCAAGTAACATAGGTCTTTTATTGTCATAGCAGACAAATAATAAATTCCCATTGCCTTTGCTGCTGATATATAAGGAATAGCATCGGGTATATAGTCATTGAAATACCTACCTGCCGTAGCATCATAGATAATATGGCTTTCTGCCACTCCCTCACTCGCCGCGAATAATCTAGCTCTTTCCGCATTAATTCGCGGTGTTGAATGCATAACGATTTCGTAATTGACAACGTGGAATCCATTCCACGACAACATCAGAGTATTATCCTTTCCGTAATCTGCCAAGTCGATTGTTATCCACTTGTCACCATTTACGGCTGGGTCTTTAACGAAACAATCTCTTGCCGCTTGGCTAGGAATCGGAATATCCTCTTCTTCTTCGGGGTCAACATTGAAGTTACCCTCCATAAGAGCTTGTGCCATTCTACCGCCCGATGCCGCTACAGAACCTAAATAGCCAGAGTTGTTTTCAAGCATTTTCTTGTTTGAACCAAGTTTACCTTGATAGAAAACAAAACTCTTAATCATTACTTCATATCCAAAGTTGCCGCCAATGGTTTTAAGCTTTCTGTCTATATCTATCTTACATTTTTCATAGACTTCTCGCTTAGACATTCCCCAAACAACATCCTTAACAGTCGGTCCTGCACAATAGAAGTATCTGACTACACCATCACGCTCTGGGATGATAAAACCATCTGAGCCAATATACCAATCAAGAAATATTCTCGTCCAGTGGCTACGCTTCGGGTTAAGTGTTGCAAAGAACTTACCTGTAAACGTCTTGCTCTGACCTCTGTTTCGAGTCATGACGTATGAGAAAACTTCCCAAGTCATCTCCGTCAACTCGTCAATCGCAATCAAATCGTACTCCCATCCTTTCGCGCGCTCTCTCAACTTATCCATATTGGAATCGTCAAGATACGTCAAATCGACAAACGTTCCATTCGGAAATGTAACGCGCGGATTCTCGCTCTCTCTGATTTTCACGAAATCAGCTCCGAATATCTGTTTGAACTTCTCTACGAATCCTCCACCTGCTTTTTGATTACCAAGTGAACGGCGTGAAATCATTGCGCGAAAATCTGGGTCAGTCATTAACGGCTCTGCCATCGCAAGTACAAGACCATACGAGTTGTGGGTTGTAATGTAATCATCCGTGATATACAAATGCTTTTCATCATCAACCAAAATACACTGGCACTCGGCTCTTCTTACCTTTTTGATAGACACAATCCGTGAATGGTCGTTGCCTTTAGCGTACTTTCTTGTTTCGTTCCGCTCATTATTGTATCTAGCCTTATGCTTCTCGCTTGTGAATATAATATCGTCGGTGCGTATTACTATGTCGTAAGCAACACCTTTCGTATATTTTTCTCTTCTGTCTTCTCTGCAAGAACATGTATATCCAAGACTACGACACAGCTCAATAAATGTATCTTTAAGCCTTACACTTGTCGTAGAGAAGCTATAACTATTATCGTAAGGTTCTACACTTCCATCGGTATCAAATAAACCTGCTAGCAATTGCTTTCTTTGTTCAATGCTAGAGTGAAGATATTTTTCAGGAATAAACTTGTTGTAGGAATAATCCAACAAACATTCTTCTCTTAAATATTCCTTATACTCCTTATAGTGTGGTGTATAAAACAATTTAGTAACGCAGCTTGGTTGCTCGTACACCCTTGTTGTGTCCGTCAATTTAGCTACCTTATTTATTATATCCCATTCTGTATTGGAAATTTTAAAACCTTTCTCGTTACGCCAAATAGTTAGGCATCCATCACCGAGCATAACACCTAATACGTATGGCGGTATTGGCAGTTCTTTTTCACCAAACTCTATAGCTTTGTTGTTTGGGATGAAGTATTTCTTTCCTTGCTCCAACCCATCAATAAGGTCTTTTGTCTGCAAAGTCATAGTCCATCCCCATTCCTTATTATGAGAACGATACTTATGCACTTGCTTTGGAGTTCGTACCGTCCATAGATGTTCAAGACCGCATTCACACTTTCGTCCATCTAGCGTTGTAAGTTCATACACATCTTTCACGCCTTGTGGAAATACAGCAATCACGGTGGCAATTCCATCAAATGGAGTCATCACCTTAGAACCAACTTGCATATCGCCCATAGTCTGCCATCCCGATGGTGTAAGTATCTTGGAATCAAGCGGCTGTAGCTTGCCCCCTCCAAGATTTCCACCACCGAAAACCACATCGACATTACTACTTGCAAAGGACATTTGAAAGCCCTCTTGTGGTCTGATTTCTATATCTTTATTCGTGTTCATGCTGCAAAGATACCTAATTTATAATATATAATAGAGTGAAATTAATTCTATATTGGTTACGTAACAAATAGAGTTTCTAAAAACCTAAAAATCACCACATTATTTAATTATCTTTGCAGCAGAATTTTAAAAATTAGTAATATGAAGTTTACAAAACAACAACTTTTAGACACCCTAAAAGCAAAGCTCACTGCAAACGGAAAACACCTTTCCATCAGTGAAAAGACAATCAAGAGTTTGAGTGATTCCCACTTTGACCTCTTAGTTGGTGAAGATACAGAGTTAGATGATTTGGTGAAGAAGATTTTGCCGCAGTATGTTTCCCTTAACGGCAACTACGAGAAGGACAATGCCGACTTCATCAAGAAATGGAACGATGAGCATCCCGACATTAAGCCAAATCCAAAGGACGATAACAAAGAACCTTCGGCTGTAGAAAAGAAGCTTTTGGAACGCTTGGAAGCTCTAGAGAAGAAGGATGCAGAGTACGAAGCATCTAAGCTCGTATCACAAAAACGTAGTGAACTTCTCGCCAAGTTCAAGGAGAAAGGTATCAACGATAGTAAGTGGATTGACAAGTACATGAACAAGTTGAACCTCACTAAGGACTCGGACATCGAGCAGGAATTTACGGATGCGGAAGAGTTTTACAATCTCTCTCATTCAAAGCCAAACAACAACACTCCAGGTAGTGCTGGCGGTGGTGACAATGACAAGACTGACGATTTCTCTGATGTTGTGGGTATCGTGAACCCTGACGCAGGCGAATAACATTATTCATTCACTATTAAACAAATTTACAAATTATGGCAGCAGCAGATGATTTCTATTTGAAGCATGGATATGGCGGTCACTTTGGCGGTCGTACACTTATCCAAGCACATGGTAAGATTGGCGGTCATAGAAGCGTTTTCATTAACCTCGTAAGCGGCAACAAGGACGCATTCGTTTACCCTCCTTTTGGTGGTGTTATCACAAATCCGTTCAAGGGTCGCGCTAAGGCTTACGCAGGTGATTTTTGCGAGTATGACCCAGATACTTACGGCAAGAAGGGCGGTCAGACCGTCAAGATTTTGAAGTATTACGAGTTGGCAAAGGCAGCTACAATCACCGATACTGATATTTTGGTTGTCAATGACGGCTATCATCACATTCCTTTTGCAGGTGATAATATCATGGTGGCACAGTCAGACTTTACGAAGAAGTCTTTGGGTGTTACCGTTACAGCTGTAGAGAAAACAACCGAAGGTGGCAAGGATTTTTGGAGGCTCACTCTTTCAGCGACTCTTGCAGTTGCATTGAAGGTTGGCGATATTCTCGTAGAGGCAGAAAAGGCAGGCGCAACCGTAGCTCCTATGGTTACAAATCCTAACGCTTACTTCGACCGCGATAACGACTTCTTCTATGACCCTAACTTGTCAACCAATGTTGAGGATGGCGAGGGTGCTCAGTACTCTTACACACCAGCATTGATTAAGGATTCAAGAGTAATCTTGAACTTGGCTAAGTGCAACAAGCTTCCACCAGCCGTACTTGCGATGAACACAAGAACAGAGAACGGATGGTTTGGCTTCTAACCGCTCTACTTCAATAGGATAACAATAGGATAACATATCATTAATTTAAGTATTCAGGATATGCAACAATTTGATTTTAACAATTCGAGATACGCCAAGTTGTTCTCTTCTAAGGATAACATCAACTTTCTGAGAACATTCTTGAACACCAAGGGGTTGCTCTATACCAACTATGGCTGGTATCTCACACAAGGTCGTAGAGCTTCTATGCCTACACCTACAGACTACGATGGCGTGGCTTCATTCAGCATCAAGTCTCGCAAGGCAGAGGCAGCTCCTTTGATGCACCTTCGCGCTCCGCTTGGTGATGCTCCAGAAATGGACAACGAGGGCTTGGAGATGTACACAGGTACAATTCCAGACTTCATCGGTTACAAGTGGTCTGAGAACGCAAGACAACGCGAGTATAAGGAAAAACTCTTTGAGCAGTTCGGCAACGATGCAGACCTTATGGCTGCTTGGGTGCGCAATGTTGTTCAGGTAGGTAAGAACTCAGCAGAGGCAACACTCTCTAACTTGACAGCACAGATTATGACAACTGCAAAGATGAGTTGGAAGGGCAAGGGTGAAGGTTTGCAGCAGTTCTTGCAGAAGGTTGAACCATTCCCAACAGAGAACCGCAAGAAGGCTGGTGCAAAGGCTTGGACTGACCCAGACTGCAACCTTATCTCACAGATGAGAAAGATTGAAGACGATTATCGCGATGAGCGTGGCGGTACTGAGATTTCTCTCGTATGGAAGATGACTCGTAAGATGTACCGCGATGTATTCTTGCAGAACAAGGAGGTTAAGGAGTGGTACATCAACTGGTGCAAGGCTCACGACCGCGCATATACTGCAAATATGCAGATTTTGGACGAGGACTTCAAGAAATCACTTTCCGACATGACAGGTCTTTCTCCTATCGAGATTGTCGTTGAAAAAGAGCGCAATAAGACTGTTACAACTGACGCATTCGTGCAAGGTTGGGATGATAAGATTGTTGTACTTTGCCCTACTGGTGATAGCGTTGAGTTCAAGTGGACTCCTATCTACGACCAGACACTTCAACAGAAGTATGGCGCAAAGAACATTGATGTTTCTTGGGCTTCAATCGCTGACGGACTCGTTACCGTAGGAAACTACGCAATGGATAACGGTCAGTTCCGCGAGTGGCAGACTAAGGTCATGATGTCGGCTTGCCCTGCACTTCTCGACTTTATGAACCACGTAATCATTGATACCTCAGTAGCAGGTAATTAATGGTGGTTCACTCACAATATGCGATAACATTTAATTCATTTATCTCTCAATGGCAGCATCGAAGTTTGATATATTGGACTATTTGAGCGGCATGACTAACTTTGTCTTTGACAAGTCTGCATTAAACAATGTCGCTTTGGATTGCGGCGTTTCTGATGTTGAATCTTATCTGGACTTGACAGAAGAACAGAAAGACAGATGTAAGATTGCACTCTTGGAAAAGATTGTATTCGGTGTCTATCAGACAGCATCGACCACAAACCAACATGGCGCATATACTCTTACAGTAGGTGCTCAGACCATTACATCGGCTGCATTGCTGAGCATCAAATCAGAACTCAAAAGACTTTACAAGAAGTATGGAGAGGATGAAAAACTTGAAGCTCTCAATGAAACCGATGGAGAGGTTAAATGGATTAAAGAAACAGATTGGTAAGCTATGTACACTGACAGAAATGCTTTGGATGAATATGCCTATCATGGCGTGTTCTACCGCTCGGAACAAAAACCGAAAGAAGATGGAGACCTTATCGGAAGCGATGGGGATATGTTAGGTGATACTGATACTAGTGCAGGTGAGTCAGAAAAAGAAAATGTAGAAACTATCATTTTTGAAACTGATTGCGATATTCAGGAAACCAACAAACTCTTTAATTCGGGTGTTGTTACGCTAGGATATACAATCTATTTTCCGATGCCAACGAAAGAAGGAGAAGACGGAAAAGATGAAGAATATATTCCTGAAGGTTTGAATGCTGGCATTCGTTTTCGTGGAAAAATGTACGGAATGGACGTTGATGGAATGGTTATTGGCGTTTATCCGACACAGATGCATGGATGTGTAGCTTACATCAAGGGTACTGATATTTAGTTTTTTCATCATAAGGTAAAATGTATTTAGAATAACAAGGTATGGCACAGAGGATTAATCGCAGATTGTCTCGAATTGAAAATTTCTTTTCGATGCTTCTTACTAAGGGAAAAATCTCAAACAATATATTTGTTGGAGAATTGCCACCTACAACTAGTAAGAACTGGGATGATTTTGTCAATGTGGACGTTGGTCAGCAAAGAGATTATGGCGGTTATTCCTCTGGCTATGCTAACATTTATCTCTATGCAAGACCAAAGGGAACTCCACTGAGAAAGAATGTTAAACTACTTGACAAGATGGAAGGAATCCTTGACGATGTGATTAAACACTCTAATAATAAGGACTATACAATTCAAGTTCTTTACCGTGATAGCGGATATGATTCAAACCGCCAGTTCCATTTTCAGATGATTTCTGTTTCAGTTATCGCAAGATAAATATATAAAATCTATTAAATGTAACATTTAAAACTCATTATATTATGGCGAAAAAGGTTATAAATACTGGTGCGGGAGCTGTCAAGTTCATCAAGCCAGATTATATTGTTGCCACATTGTTCGATGGCACAGAGAGTGACGAATCTGCTCCAAAGGGTGATTCTTACATTCTCGAGGATGTTATTGAGGACACGACATCTATTTCACAAGATGATAACGATACCACCGATATTGAGTGTGAGACTTCTGACTCTCCTATCATTTCCATTGTTAAGCTTGGTAAGTGGCAGTTTGCAGCAGAGATTGGAGATACGCAGAAGGAACTTTTGACTGCATTGTGTGACTTTACAGACGATGCAACAGGAAAGAAGACTCTTGCACCTTCTATTTACAAAGCAAAGTATGCAAAGATTGATGTTGTACAGGTTCAACCTAATGGAACCACAATGGAGGCTTACGTTCTTCCAAAGGTTCAGCTCAATTCTAAGTTGACTATTGAGTCTCTCAATTCAAACTTGGCTCGTATTGCATTGGCTGGTACTGCCAAGGATATTTCGCTTACCGTTAATTCTAAGACAGTTCGCACACCATTCTATGTCGACCACAACTATTCATTGCCAACTTCTGGTGAATAATGTAGGTTCTTCAACAATTCTCGACTATATACAAGGGGCGGCGGCTTTAATGCTGTCCGCTCCTTTTTAAGTTTTATCATTTATGGCTGAAACATTATACCAAAAAGCATTAAAGCTTATTACGAAGGAATTAGACAAGGATGCAAAGAATGTGTTAAGAGAATGTATTCAAGAGATTACGTACACACATCGAACATACAACCTCTATGATTCTTACGGATATGGCATTTATGTCGAAGGCAAGCTTGAAAAGATAGGTTACTCATCGTTCTCACCAAAAGCATCCAAAGGCAAGAATTGGTATGGAGAAGAAATTAAAGGTCGTGAGGCGATAAACGAATATCTCAAAAACGATTATTCCCCTAGTGGAGTAATTGATTTGGCAGTTGTTGCGACTATGCCCTATGCTAAGATATTGGAAGATGGAGGTGGAAATCTGAAACAATCTTACAGAGTCATTTCTATGTCGTTTCAGAAGCTACAAAACCTATCCAAGAAGTATAATGGAACAGTAAGCGTGATTAGAAAGTAATTCATATATATGGGAAAAGTATATAGAGCACAAAAAGACCCGAATAAGGCTAAGAAACAAGCTATAGAAGACGAGAATAAGGTGTTACCTAGTTCTCCTCTATCTGACGCAGCAATGGAACGTCTTGCGCAAATTATGAATGATTCTCCTACAATTGTAAAACTACAAGGTACAGAGTGGGAGATAAGAGCATTGAAACCAGGCACTCAATGGATGATTGCAGAGGAAGCTTGCAAGATAGTCAAGGGCGAAAACTTATCAATGGGTGACGTTATCAAGGAGTTTGCTATCAATATTCCATCGGTGGCAAGAGTAATCACACTATCCTTGCTCAATGACAAAAAACGCATTGATTCTGAGGAATACCAACAAGTTTACGACCAGTTGCTTTGGGGAGACTATGACATCAAGGATTGGGCAACATTACTCGTTGAAATTCTCAATTTGCTAGATGTGGATTTTTTCTTCGCGAGTACCAATGTGATTCAGACCGTCCGCAATCAAGCTCTGATGAGGAAGAAGCAAGCAACCGAATTATCCCATCACGAACAGAATACGGACAAATGATAGATTTCTTACGTGCCAACACATGGTGCTCGCAAGAAGAATATAAGTGGAGAATGACCGTTCCGCAGATTCGTCTTGCGTCTATGGATTTTACTCATATTGAATATATTTCGTCAGACAAAGACAAAAATCAGGAGAACGACAAATTAAAGAATGCAAAGGTAATCAATGGTGCAGAGGATTTACGAAATCTCAATGACCTTGGAATACCTATTTTATAAACTCTTAAACTTTTGAATTATGGCAGATTCAGCATTAGGCAGTGCTCTTATTATACCAGAGTCTGCATTGAAGAAAATCAAAGAGGCTGATGATAAGTTGCAGAAGTTACAAGATACGGCTAAAAATACCGCGTCTAGTGTAACACAATCTTTCAAGGATATGTCTGTTGGTACTAAGCCGTTCCTTAATTCTTTAGACCAAGTTATAGCAAAACTCGCAACAATCAACGCATCTGCTTCAAATGCAAGCAGTGGTATCTCAAACGTAGGTGCGAGTGCAGGTAACATGAACAATAACATTACGTCAGCAGCACAGAACATTCAAAATATGGTAGCACAGCTATCTAAGATGAATGGTTCTGGCACTAGTGGTATTATGCAAGCGGCACTTGCATTTCAGAGATTACAGGAATCGGCAAAGGGTGCTAGCGGTATGAATATTGCTGAGTTAAAGCAAGAAATTGGTTCTATTGAAAGTATGTTGCGAGATACAACACAAAATCTCACCAAGGCAGACCAAGATGCACTTATTAAGCGAAAGAAGTCATTACAGGATGAGTTACGATACCAGCAGCAGATGTATAATGAACGTGCTGTTGCTTTTCAGAAGGCTCTCGATAAGATGGTGAGTGCGGAGCAATCATACAACAACAAACAGAGAAAAGCATACGCTGATAGGGCAAAAGACTATCAGACAAGAAACAATAAGACAAATACCACCTATCAAGGTGCGCTCGATTTCTCTGCTACTGCAAATACGCTCAATCGCCAAGTACGCGCTATAGAATATCTGAAAGAGGCTCGTATGAAGTTGTCTCAAACCGATGCTGATTATAAGCGAAAATTGGATATTCTCAATGCTGCCATTGAGCAACATAACAAAAACTTGAAAGAGGCTGGTGTTAATTCTCGTGCGTTGACCGAACAAACATCATATATGGCTGGATATATGTCACGTTGGGCACAGCGTATGGCATTTGCATTCTCTATGGGTACAATCAAGTCATTTGTCGGACAAATAGCAGAAGTCAGAGGTCAATTTGAACTTTCAGAGCGTTCACTCGAAGCTATCTTGCAGAACAAGCCAAAGGCAGACGAGATTTTCAACAAGACAGTAGAACTTGCCGTTAAATCACCTTTCCGTATCAAGGACTTGGTGGATTACACACGACAACTTTCCGCTTACCGAATTGAGTCTGATAAACTTTATGATACAACCAAGCGACTTGCCGATGTTTCAGCAGGTCTTGGCGTTGATATGGGAAGACTTATCCTTGCATACGGACAAGTCAAGGCTGCTGCATACCTTCGCGGTTCTGAGGTTCGTCAGTTTACTGAGGCTGGTATCAATATGTATGGTGAGCTGCAACAATACTTCAAGGAAGTTAAGGGAGAAGCGTACACGACTGCACAGATTGTTGATATGATTTCCAAGCGCAAGGTTACATTTGGGGATGTTGAGGCAATATTCCAACGCATGACCGATAAGGGTGGAACATTCTACAATATGCAAGAGATTCAGGCTGAAACTCTCCAAGGTAAGATTTCCAACTTGAAGGATGCTTTCGATGTGATGCTTAATGATGTTGGCAAGGCTAACGAGGGCACAATGAAGGGAATGGTAAGCTGGGGTACTTCTCTGCTTGATAATTGGAAGACTCTTGCAGAGATAGGAAAAGCTCTTATACCTATTCTTGTTGCTATAAAGGCTAACTCTATGTTTGCAAAGACTAGTCTCGGACAAGCTTTTTCTCAAGCATCTGGCACAGGTATCGTGAGATACAAGGCTCTTTTCGTAAATTCCTTAGATGGAATGAAAAAAGCTCTCAAAGATTTTGGCGGTTTCGTTAAAAGTTCATTATCAGGTATCGGCGTAGGTCTTGCAATTTACGCTGTAGCAGAAGTAATAACTACCGTTTATGATAAGATTTCCAAGTACAACGAAAATGTACGTAAAGCAGAAGAAGAAACCATAAAGGCAAATGGCGCAATAGGTGCTTTGGCTGGAACGTACAACGACCTAGCAAATGCAGCCACAAATGCAAATGGCAAATTAGAAGGAAAGGATTTAGAAAAGAATGTCGAAGATAGACGTACAACGTTACAAAAGCTTATTGATGCCGCATCAAAAGACGGACTGACTTTTAAAATCAATGTAGATACTCTCGATGTAAATCAGCTTAATGATACTTTTAGCAAGGTAGAAAAAGAGTATAAAAATTTCGTTGATAACATGGAGATTCTCAGAAGAAACTATGCAAATAATGATGCAAAAAACACTTGGTTTACTGATGGACTTGATGATGATGCGGACGATTACAAGGATGCTGTGATTGATGCTCTCGCAAAGTCTTCGCAAATGGAGAGAGTTGTCGCAAACATTAACGCAAACTATAAACAAGCCACTTCGACCACGAAGAAATACTTTGATGAGATACGTGCAGGTCAAAAGGATAACGAATCCAACATTGACTATATGACACGTATGTATGAGTTGATAAAGAAAATCAACATAGCACAAGGCGGAAGCGACTATAAAATGCCATCTTTCATTGGTACTTCGCAAGCTGATTTCAATGACCTTATCCGTGCGATGAACAGCGTACAAAATAAGGCGCAAGAATTGAACAGCGAGTTTGATAATGTTTTTGCAGGCATGAAGGATGCATTCAAAAACGACCCAATAAAGATACAAGCGTTTATTGATAAAATTGCGGCAGAGCGTGATTGGAATCAATACGAGAGAGACCTTGCTTATAGGCACTTTGGTATCAATGTTTCCATCAATAAAAACTCGATGGAGAAAGAAGTAAACTGGGTTGATGATTATCTCTCTGGTTTCTTTGCAAAGAAAAAGTATGGCATCAATCTCGTTGTCAAGGAGATTACAAACGATAAGGCTCTTGAAAGTTTCCTTGAAAAAGGTGATGATGCGGCTAAAGCTGCAAAGAATTGGCGTGAACTCGAAAAGCGTTTGGCTTCCGTAGGAAAGAACACGAAGAAAATCAAAGTTGATGATTCTATCCGAAAGATGTTCAAAGCAGGTGACCCACGTTTAGGTGGAAACACTATAGATGTTTCAACTTTGCGCCAAATGGTTCGCGAATACAAGAATGCTGCAACTGCCACCGCAAAGGGATTAGGAGTGAATCCTTTTGAAAAAGAAGACAAAAAAGCAGCAAAAAATGCGGCAAAAGAACAGCGCGATATTATCAACGAGCGCATTTCTCTGTTGAAGGATATGAGTTCTGAATATCAGAAACTCATTAAATACGAAGGCGAAGAGCAAGCTACAGCCGATGTTCGTAAACACTTTGCGTTGGCGGCAAAGAATGTTGGTATGAATATAAACAACTTTATCCCAGACCGCCAGACTATTGCAAAGAAGATAGAATATCTTGCAAGCCAATATAAGGAACTCGGAAAACGTGGCAGCGCCTTACGCAACGCCACTGAAATCCGTCTTGAAATTGATGAGGAATATTTCAAGCAACAACTTGACGATGCGAAGAACAATGCGCAAGAAGCATTCTCACAGCTCGATTTGTTTAAGAAGCTCAAAGGAGAAGGTCTTTCTGATAGCATCATCAAAAGTATGTTCGGGGATTTGACTTCTTCTTTCGATGATGTGCGCAAGTCTATTACAGATGATTTTGAAGCAAAATGGGGTAAAGACCAAACTAAGTGGGGTGATGATGTTGCAAAGGAATACGCGTCACAAATGCAGAAACTTGATAAGGAAGTCTATCAAGACCAAATTAATCAAGCACAAGAGCTGATTAAAGCATACAAGCAGCAATTGACAGACCAGCTTCAACTCGATAGATGGTATATCAATGAGCGTTACAAGTTGCAAAATAATGCGAATATTGCTAAGAATCCTGAGTTACAGAAGCAGTTGAAGGAAAACTTGGATGCCAAATACCAGCAGAAAACAAGCAAGAATAACTGGAAAGAGTTTCAAAACTCGGACATGTATGTTCGTTTGTTTGATAATCTAGAGCAGGTTTCATCAAAGGCTCTTGACGCAATGGCAAAAAGATTGCAAGCTCTTCGTGTTGATTTAAAAAATCTCGACCCTAAAGATGCAAAGTCTATTGTTGAACAGATTAATAAGGTCAATGAAGTTCGCAATTCACGCAACCCTTTCAAGGCTTTCACTAGCGGACTTAAAGAAATTATTAAGGCTGGCAAAGACTTAAAGAAGTCGGGCGGCGTAGAAAAGTATGTAGAGCTTAACGGACTTAGAGCAGATTTGACGAGCAAATTACAGATCCAAAATGCCTATGTTGAATCTTTGGAACAGGAATATAACGAACTGACAAAGATTAAGGATGCGGACGAAAACGTTGTTTCAGCTTTAAAGTTGAAGTTGGCAACCAACAAAGGCATTCGCGACTCTTTAAAATCTCAGTTAAACCTCACCGATGAGCAGATTGCAAAGCTCGGAACGATTATGACCGAGGAAGAGCAGGCAAAAGCTAAGTTCTCAAAATCCGTGACGGATATTACAGATGTAGTTTCTACAATGGCTAACTCGTTTAATGCTCTGTTTGAAGCACTTAGCGGTTCTGATGCAAATTTGGAGAACACTCTGGATATTGTCAGCAACATCGGTCAGGCGGTCGGTTCATACTATAGCGGAAACTATGCAGGTGTCGTATCGGGCGCAATGGGCGCGCTTACAGGCGTAGCTAAACTCTTTAGCAACGAAGGAAAGATTGATAAGGAAATTGCACGCCAAGAACGCGCTGTAAATTCCTTGCAACACGCTTACGAAAAGCTTAAAAAGAGTATGGACGATGCCTTTGATACACAAAGGCTCTACGAATATAACAAAAAATCGGTCGATGCCCTTAAAAAGCAGCAGAAGGCGTACCAAGCAATGATTAATGCAGAGCGCGGTCGCAAGAAGCCCGATGAAGGTAAGATTCAAGAATGGGAACAGCAGATTGATGATTTGAACACTACAATCAAAGAATTAGGTGAGTCTATGACAGAAGCACTTGGCGGTTTCGGTTCTCAGTCTAACTATAAATCTGCTGCTGAAGCTTTCTCGGAAGCGTGGGTAGATGCTTTCAATGAAGGTAGTGATGCACTCGAAGCACTCAACAATAAGTTTGACGAGTATTTCAATACAATGCTCACCAAGCAGTTAATGAATAGAGCTACATCAAAGTACATTCAGCCTATCCTTGAAGCATTCGACAAAGCGGTATCTGAGGGCAGCGAAGGTGGAAACAATGGTCTTGACGTTACCAAGAAAGAACTTGAAGGTATCAAGGAGCTGAAAGACAAGAATCTTGCATTATTCAATGAGTATGCAAAGAACTTGATGGATGTTCTCAACGTCAAACCTGCTGGCAGTTCAAATATCTCTGCTTTGCAGCAAGGTATTCAGTCTGTTACTGAATCAACCGCACAGGCGTTGGAATCGATACTCAATTCACTCAGGTTTTATGTAGCCACTCAACAAGCAGATGTCCGCATCATCCGCGACACTCTGTTAGAAAAGCTCGGCAATAGTATCAACGCGATAACACAAGATACATCAAGCAGTCCTGTACTCATTGAGTTGAGATTGCAGACAACAATACTTACTGATATTCGCGACACATTGGCTAGCTGTGTAAAGGGCGGTCACAAGCAAGGAAGAAATGGTATCAAGGTATTTATGAATTAGTTTTCAGTGTTCTATATATAAAATTAGGGCAAGCTCGGTTTCACAACTGGACTTGCCCTTTTTAATCAACATAAATCTAACTAAACCTTAACTAATACAAAAAGTAAAATTACACTTTATGTCTGTGTACCGCCGTACACTCTGTAAATAAGAAAATAATATAAATATTTTTACCAAACTTTGCTATTTAAATGAGCTGTAAGACGTTATTTCTGCTCATCCTTACAACTATTCCACTCTGACACATAAATCGTTCCTGTCGTCATATTTGCGTCATCGTAGCCAATGATTTTAACATCATTATCCTCTCCGTACTCTACAAGGTCACATTTTCCTTTGCATTCAATGCGAACTTCACTCTTTCCGCACACATAAATGCGAGTAACCATGTTCTCAGGAACTTCAATTTCCAAATCCTTGCAGTACGCGACAAGAATAATCGTAGAGCGCACCTTGATAACTCCATGAGCACCTATATACATTTCGCTAGTATATCCGTGCTCGTTACATTGGTAGAATCCATTGGCAAACTCACCAAACTCTTTCAAAAGGTACTCTTTTGACAATCCCCATCCGAAAGCAATAGAATCAGCCATAAACTCAATTCCGTTAGAATCAAGAGCCATATTTACCAATTCTCGCTTACTCGCGGCAGAATCCCATTTCCCTTTATATTCTCCGCACAATCCCAATCTTAGGGCATTGCGCTTCAACGTCAATAATTCATTGCTATTCCCCATACCATTCTCTCAATCTATCGTTAATTAAAGTGTTCACATACGCATAGGTTTTATCGTACCCGACAAGCTCGTGACACTTGCGGACACATCGCATAGCAGATTTCTCATTGATGTCCGCGCGCTGTGCAATAACGGCATAGGAAAAACCATAGCGATTGTGTAGAACGTCAAGAACAAAGTTTCTTGCTACCGCTCTCGCAAAAGGAATATTAGTGTTGCCGACATATAAATCATCTGCATTCACTCCTTCCTTTTCCTCTGTACTCATAGCTGTGTTCACTTGTTCGCAAACCATCCGCTCTACCTTATCCATTGTATCATTACCTAAGTATACCATAGCCGTTAAATCTTATTTTTATCTTTATAAACGTAACCTACCGTATCACAAGGGTATTTATCATCTGGTGACAATACACCTGCATCTTCCATCTTTTGTCTGAAATCCACAGAAACCATAGGAACTAACTTGTGTAATCTAGAACCATCGGCGGCAGCCCAAATCGGCTTTAGATACTGAACAGGATTCTTAACCTTTACACCATCCCATTTGATTCCGTTCTGAATGAATGGTATAAAGATGCCGTCTCGTTTCACTCCGTTAGCATCACACATCCTTACAATCCTGTAATCTCGGAATAGTCCGTATTTCAGTTCTATATACCATTCATTATACATAAGCTATTCCTTTCCTTGATTAAGAGCATCGGCTGCTTGCTCTGCCAATATTGCTTGCTGACCGTGCTCAAAGTTCTTCTTCAAGTCTTCCTCTGTCTCTTCGGAAACTGGAGTGTTCATTACAGTTTCCAACTCTTTCTGCATACGACCGATGTAATCAAGTTTTTCTTTTGCGAACTTTGCAGCATCATCTGCATCTGTGAACGCTGTAATCGGATGAGTAATGTTGGCTTCTGTAATGATAACCATACTATCAAGCATATCCTGATAAGTAACATCTGTCTCAGGGAAAATATCATTTTCTTTCCCCTTTACTTCTTTCTTCATCGCGACAAGATTTTCAAGCCACGCGAATGTTGTAGTGGTAAGCGCGTGCCCTTCCATATCAACACCTCCCCAACGCTTAAAACGTGCTTCAAATCCAATATGTGTGTGGAAAATAGCACAATCCTTCAAAATTACGATGAAGAAATGACCGAAGTCGGTAACGCTTTCAACATCTTTTCTGTTGATTCCGACAACAACTTTAAGCAAACCTGCATTGTTGTCAACAGTCTTCTTTTTTGCAATTCTAGCCATAACTATATATTTATTTTTGTTCTACAATCGTTTTGTACTCGAAACCTGTGCAAGATGGATTCTCCTCAGAAGTAAACCTAATCTCATTAGGGTCATTGCAAACCCCATCCTTGAAGAAGAAACAATCCTTGCACGTATATACCAGCGGAATAATGTCTCCGCAAGCATCATCGTCAGGATTTGTGTATGTATATAAGTCTTTGCCCAAGCAATATGGGAACTCAGAATCTTCATCATTCAACAATACGCAATCCTTACAAGTGTATTTAGTCTGTGCCATGCTCCAATAATTTTCGTTTTATGTATTCGGTAGCCATAATCTTATCTTTGCCGTGTCTATAATAGAACGACATAACTGCTTTATACTTTACCCCAGCCAATCTACACCAATCTTTGATATTTTTAGTTTCTCCTCCAATAGTGATATTTATATTATTGCACTTATTGCGGTTTTGAACATCAAAATTCGCCCACCTGCAATTTTCTGGGCTATACCCCTTATTTCCGTCGATTCTGTCTATAGTAAGATGCTCAGTGTATCCATTTTCAATAGACCATTTCTCGAAATTTTTGTAGCAATATTTCCATTCGTCACATACCGTGATATTTTTTAAAGAATAGTACTTTGCTTCGTAGCAATTTGGATTATAACATCTTGTTTTCATGTTCACCCAAATTTCATACAACCTCTTGCTTGCAGGATACTTACATCTGCAACTATTAATATTTCTGTAAAAAGTGGAAATCCATGTTGTAAATTCTTTGCCGCAATCAGGGCAGCGGCAGACAACCTTTTGATTTCCTTTCTCTTTACCGATTCTCTTAACAATCACAACACCTTTACTATTTATTGTCCTTGTTATTGCTGTCATTTTTTATTAAATCAATCTCGTTCTTTATATAGTATATTGCCTTCTCCAAATCTTGGATTCTTTGTTCTTTCTCTGTAAGATTTCTTTCAACCTTACCATTGCGCATAAGGTATTTCAATGCGTTCCCGACAGAAAAATCAAAGTGCTGGCATATCTCGATAGGCTCAACACCGCACAAATCCTTCAACCAAGCGTAATGGGATGGATGAGATACTTGCTCCGTCTTTTTGTTTGCAGATTCGTTTGCGAAGACGGAAACCTTCGCTAATTTATCCGCATCCACACCAATGGATTCATTTCTTTTAGTACATGATATTACACACACTCCATCAGCCATATCAATGACTTCAATGGCAAATGAGTCATATATATTGTTAGGGTCTATAATCTCGATAAACACAGAACTAGTAATATCTTCCAAATCTACCTTCCTAATCTGCAAGATAGAGCCAATCTTAATATCTTCAATCTTAATCATAAGCTATTTCCTTCTATATTAAACACCATAACAAAACCAAAGTAAACCAGCAACTTTCATCTCTTTTTCAGAAAGCAATTCAAAACAATCAAGGTTATAATCCTTACTGACACAAACCCTAATTGGAGGTGCAAATTGTTTTTGTTTCACAGCGATTGTATATAATGATTCATTGGGGAAAACTGAATTTACATCCTCAACAACCGCGCACATAACCCTGCCATCTTTTCTTACTTCCGCATAACTTTCTATTTTCTGCTTTAGCTTTCCATCGGAATTATTTAGAAAAAACTCTTTTGGCGCAAGAAAAATGTCACCAAGTTTTAATTTCTCGTTTTTATCCATAAGCTATTTCTCTGTTAAACGTTTGTAATACTCCTTACACTTTTTGTAAGCATCCGATTCAGACAATGCCATAGCATCATCAAAGGAAATACTATTGTCCATCAAGAACAACCTAACATTCTTCTCACAGAGCTTCTGTAAGTCTCGGTTGATATAATGCGAGAATCCGATTTTTGAAGCCTTGACAGTATTCTTTGCTTGGAAATAAAACTCATCATGCTCATCGTAGAAAGTTCCTTCCTCGTACACCTCGCACATCACACCTTTTTCGCAAAGCTCTGTGTCATGCTTTGTTTTGTTAAGTTCGTACACGTGAATACCAGTAATGGTATCTATCTTATCGTGACTTCTCCATCCATTCTTTGAAACCTTATAGCAATAATTTCTCATAAGCTATTCCTCCTTATCTTTAATTTCTACGAAATCTCCAATGCCCAAACGAGCCTTGTTGATGCAAGACGCAATCCAGCCAATCAAGTAGGCAGAAGGCTCGCCGCCATGTTCCATACCAATATCATCCTCGATGTCATCGCAGGCATGAGAAGCTTCATGGCAACAAACCCCCATCTTCATAGAATCCTTGCTTGCAAAATTAATAAATGAACAAAGCCTCTTATTCTCCTTTTCTCTAACTATATCGTAGGTTATTGCGTCATAATTAGAGAAATCAACCTTCAAAACCTCGCCATTTCTACCTTCGAAACACTTATTAGCATCTTCTTGGCTCATGCCAATAGCGACACATAACAATCTCGGATAGATAACAGGGTCGTATTCGTAATATCCTTTCTTCTTCATAATTCACGAATCAGTTTAGTTATACGTTTGTATTCCTTAAGAATTGGAGCATCGAACCATTTTGTTTCAACAATATATGTTCTATTCTGTTTTATAACTCCAACAAGTTGAGGATTACCCCATATTCCGTACAAATCTATACGATACGCTCCCTTGTCTGTAGCAACAAGATAATAAGTATCTGTCCTGATTCTGTCTTTACTGCCAGACGTTTCTACGATTTTGTCAACAGAGTACACCGTAATAGTGTCATACAACTCACGATTGCCTTCTTGGAATCTCTGATTTCTGCTACATAATGCCAATAGCGACACCACTGCAATTAATGCAACTAATAAAAACTTCTTCATATTCTCAACTATTTATGTTAAACATCTTTTAATTCAAGACCTAATAGAAAAAATCGCGTGTTCACGATTATGCAGTCATGGTCTTTGTTTGTTTTAAACAAACCACATTTTCCACCAACATCAACATTACATATATCATACATTCCTTGAACATCGAAAGCAGGTTTCAAAATGGTTTCTTCTTCTCCAACTTCTGCAAGAAAAGGTGTAGGATTCTTATAACGGCTTTCCCAAGACAGAACACCAAATTTATGTAGGAAACAATTATCTTTCCTCACAACATCTTCGTCTTTCAAAAACAGCCATACACCCTTTTTCACTTTATCAAGAATAGCAGCCGCTCTTTCATTATTTGCTTTATAGAAATTTGCACTCCAATAATCCATATCTCAACTATTTATGATGTAATCTACCTATATGATACCTAGAGCACACCTTGCACAGGTAGCAAGTATAACCAAGAGACTTTAATTTCGGATTCTGATTCAGAAACTCCCAAGCATCATCCTCTGTCTCGTATGCGACCTTCGCCTTCCATGAATGAACTTTTTTAGTCCAATGTTCTGGGGCTGGTTTGAACGGCGGTACTTTATTAGGATTGTGATGGTTATTCCTCATAGCTCAATGATATTAATGCAACTATCGTCAACTGTGACATAGCAACCAAGTGTCTCACGTCTGTAGCCACCGAAATCAATAAGAATTTCAGAATCATCACTTGCGCAAATGAACTCTTTGTTGGCAAGCAATTCATCCTTCGTAATGGTTTTCTTAACCTCACTAAAATAAATTCTGCCAACCATAGGTGCATTGATAATGCCGCCGACCTTTACCACATCATCATCTGATGTTATATATATGATAGGTAAATCACCTTTTGCATTCTTAAATTCCGTATTATTTAAAAGCTCTGATTTAGTCATAATCTGTTATTTTTTAGTTGATGATGGTTTGCGACCACGTTTCTTTGTCGTATCACGCTTACTAGATGTATAATCCAATGCCGATTTCTTCGGTCTTCCTGGTTTTCGCTTTACAGGAACGGCTTCTTTATTCGGTAACTGCAACGTCTCACATTCCTCGTCTTCGCCAAATTCGTTCTCAAACTCTCTTCCTTCACGCTTCTCTGAATCGGCATCATAGGCGCGCTTCCACTTGCGCTTGGCAACCTTCAACTGTTCTTTCTTGAACGCCTCTGATTCCTCATGAAGCTTATCGTAGTCTATCTCAGGTGCATCAAACTCACCTTCAATACTGCATTCGGGAGTTTTCTCAACGTCCTTTGATTCCATTTTCTGATGAATGCGGTCTTCCTCTGAAATGTATGGCTCATCGTCAGCTTTCTGCTTATGACTGGCATTATACTCGTCAATGAACTCTTTAATTTCCTTCTTAGAGCATCCATCTTTTCTCATTTCAGCCAACTCAAACTCGAACTTCTGACGTTCAATGTCCTCAAATCTCGTTCCGTCCAAATCGCTTCCCTCATTGAGTACGTTGATTTTCTTGTTTTCCTCATCAGCTCTCATCTGTTTGTCAATGGCAATCTCCAATAACGCGTGATTAACGTCCGATTCCGTCATTTCATCGACCTCATAAGCCCTAGGGTCTTCACCAAGCTCGTTTTTCAGAAAGTTCTTCTTTGCTTCGATGCATCCGCTCGGCATAAACTGAGTCTCATCAAGATACATGTAAGGATGAATGCTCTTGATAGACATGATAGGACTCGGTGTACCGAAGTCTTGCAAAAGCTTCATATATTTGTCCGCATTCTGCTGATAAATGCAGTAGCATTCCTCCAAATTGCGCTTCTGAACAAGCACAACAGCCATTATCCAGAATGGGTCTTTACCATCCGTGTAGCGTTTCGGCAATCCCTTCGTCTGCAACGATGCCGCTTCCAACGCCTTATCAAGTGATTCTTCCTTTATTCGCATATATTCTCAACTTTTAAATGATTATAACCCCTCGGAAGAACCATCGCTAATGGTATCGTCTTTCCTCAACTCCCATTCATCGGCAGTCATAATCTCCCAATGACCGCAAACGTCTTGCGCCAATACAGAACCGCGTTTCACCTGCTTATGAGCACCTGCCATATTGACGGCAGTAACGCTATAAAGCATATCGGTAACATCCAAACCATCATCGACCGCATCGGTTGCTTTCTTGATGTCTGTAACGATAGGGCAGTCGAACAATGCCTTGATGTTTTCGCCCTTGACCTCAATTGATGTCTTGTATTTGTTCATAATTCGCATATATTTTAAAGCATCCACCGACCGTAGAAGGAACTCGAACCTTCTGTTTGCCTAGACTTGTATCTGAGAGATACGTCCTACCGCCTTGCGGATGCTGTCGTTTCTATTTCCCGCCATTCTTCAACCAATCTTCAATCGTGGTACTGTCACCATCAAACGACTGACCGAAGACGTTTACCAACTTAACCGAACAAAGCAGATACGGAATGTTCTTGATGTTGTCCGTTGATGGCTCTGTAGCATCCTGTACCAAAAACAACGCTTTCTTCTGTCTGTAATCGTCATACCACAGGATAAGCGAACCCTCCAAGTAAGCATACAGACTATCCCATGCTTTCTCGGCAGCTTTTATCTGCTCAGTAACGGAAAGCTCAGTAGTTCCGTCAACATCATACCCGAACACGCAGACTGACAACGTAGCGTTGGTGCTCTCATGCCTAGCATTCGGGTCAACAAACACTCTCAACGCATCACTCTCAGGATAGCTTTCGGTATATACACCCTTCTGCTTACCCTTTGAGTTCAATCCGTCCAATGACTTGTAGCGGACAGAACCGCCGCCGAAATCATCCTCCAGACTCTTACGTACTCCGTCTGCCTTCCAAGCTCCCTGCTCGGACTTCAAGTAACGCTGTATGTAGAATTTCTTTTCTGCCATATTTCAAAGTCGGTAATTCGTAAATCAAACATTTATGCTGCAAATATACGCCAAAAAAACAAGCCAAAAACGAACTTTACATAGTTTAACAAATTGCAAATTTGTACCATTTTCCCCATATCCCCAATTAAATATATGTTATCCGCATAAATCTGATTTTTCATATTGAAAATTTAACATTTCACACAATCCCCATATAATAATAACACGTAAATAAACCATTGTACTCTCGCGCGCAGCCGTAGTAGGGGATGTCAACCCCTGTATATAGTAAACTATATACTCATCCCCCTAAGAAGAATGCTTCGCAAACAACCACTAATGATAGTCTAGTGAAAACTGCAATCTATAAATAGCAAAAACATACATTAAACCCGAAAACGACCTTACTTTTCCGCAAAAAATGAAAATTGATGTAAAAAGCTCGATAATTGAGTTCTAAGACGTTTAAAATACTCTGGTGGTAAACTATAACGCGAAGCTGCATAAAACGCTACCTGACGCACAGAAATAGCTAAAAGTAGATACTATGAAACTTTATGCAAAAGAAAAAGTAGATATGATATTCTCAAAAATGCTCAAAATTCGGTAGAAAAGCTGAATTGATAAAATCATAGTATTTTACAAAAAAAAATAAAAATAAAAAAATAAAAAATTTTCGGAAGAGAGCTGACCCACCCTGCGAGTGCCAAAAGCGGGTGGGTGGGGTGTGGTTTGCCCTATATAGGTGTAAATCTCTGAAAATCAATACGTTATTTGCGACAAAAAGGGACATTTTACGGCAAAAATACACCAAAAAGCGGCTTTTTCGTTTCTGTTTTCGCTTTCTGTAAATTATCCAAAATAAGAGAAAAAGCAAAGAAACAAAAAGTAAAAATATAGTATATTTCGGCAAAGGTGCCGAGAAAACTCTAAAATCCCAAAAAGTTTTCTATTTACCATAATATATTGCATAAATATACATTTTTATTTTGCATAAATATGCAGAAACTTGCATAATGTTTCACGCACAATTTTCGTGGAACAAAAAGCGAGTGAAAACGGAAACAGAAAAAAGCGGCTGCAAACGTACCAAAAACGAAATATGGTACTATCATATATTATCAATCTAGAAAACGGCTGCAAACATCAAATAATACGCTTTTAGGCGTTTTCCTATATATAAGGTACTCGCACACGTACCTAATAAAGAAAACGGCTGCAAAGGTAGTTTTGAGGGCTGCAAAGGTGCAAAGATAGGGCAAAACATATAAAAGCATGCAATAACCCCTATTTAACCTATTGCTTTGTAAAGTGGAGATAGCATTTTATGTAAGAATTTCGGAAAATGCAATTATTATCAAGAAAAAAGCGAGAAAAAACGTATTTTTTTGCCTAAATATTTTGTGGGTTCGGGAAATTGTCGTACCTTTGCATCGCAATCAAGAAACAAAGGGTTACATAAGCAAGACAATCCAAAGTTATATTATTGCATTTCGTTCTTTGATTTACTTTACATGTTAGCGTGATAATGAAACGCTTACTATTTGCAGCCGTGATTCTGTTTACAGATAGCGCAAACGTAAGATAGGCATTATCTTAATATCGTTACTGAAAACCTAACAAATGTTAGTGTAACAATACGATATAGTAGTATTAAGCGGTTTGCTAGTTTGCCATCAATAAAGAAACTAGTAGTAACAATTATAACGGTTTTCCCTTTATAAAGAATGTAGCTGCAAAGTACATTATATATTCAGCGTTGAAACATCTTAAAGTGAGTAGCGAAAAGTTAGAGTAGCGAAATAAATTAGATGATAAATGAAAACCAAAGAAATATATACCCATACTAGATGCAGGCGAAAACATCGGCTTTTCTGCAAGTTCGAGTCTTGCAAAGGGAACAAATTAGTAACTTAAAAATAAAGCAATATGAAAAAAGAAACAGTTATCTATACACTCTATTATTCCTACCAGAGCGGAGATACT